ATGCTTGATGTTATTCGGTTTGATGTTTTAGTTAAGTTTTTTTCTATACTGGGAGTTCTTTTTAGTATTTATAATATATGGCGTGGCACGTCTTTAAGCTGGAAGCCAATGCGTCGTGATGATTATAAGTTCGCGAAAGAGTTTCTTGCCGATATTCAATCATTTTCCCCATTGCACCCTTATCTTATTGAGAGTGGTGGAGCTGTTATTTTAGGCAAAGAGGGGGCAACGCTCAGTGAAATTACATATTTGTTGAATCAGCGGAATTCATTAAAGGCGATAAAAAGATATGCTGCTGCTGGGCAGGAGTATGTGGAGTATTTAGAGAGTGAAGGATGTATTTCTTTTAGAGACAAATATAAAAGTAAAGAAAAAAGAAAGTTTTTAAAAATAAAATATGTTATTTTGTTTGTTGTATTTTTTTCTATATCTTTCTCGCCATTCTTAATTAATTATTTCGTTGAAAAAATTAAGATGGATTTCTTTGTTAGTTTTTTTGTATTTGTAGGGTTTCTTCCGCAGGCAATTATTTTTCTATTTTCTGCTAAAAATTTGCAAATGGGAGAAAATTTGGTCGCAAGTCAAAACTTAGCAGTTGTTGAAAGCAGTAATAGTATGACCAGTGGGGTGGATATAGATTTTGTTTTCTTTCCTGAAAACGAAGAAGAATTTAAAAAAAAGGCTTTAAATAACTGTGTTCGGACTATTGTTTATAACATAGATCAATCTGAAATTCATTCTTCCTTTGTTCGATCAGTTAACGTTATCTGGAAGCAGTCATGCAAAAACAATATTGGAACGGATCATAGGATAAAGAATTTAGTAAGTGGATCATTTGTAATATATAGTTGGATAGTTAATTCTGATAATGATTTAACAATTCCAATTTTTAAAAATAAGCCAGAAATAAAGAATAAATACTTGAAATGGCGGGAAACTACTAATTGAGCACAGTTTCAATTAGTAGTTAATCTAGGTTGTTTTTTTGCGTTACTATTTTATCTGCATATTCCCTTAAATGCTCTGCCCCAAAGTGAGCATACTTTCTGACCATTGCGATATCTGACCAGCCGCCCAGCTCCATTAGCGCATGAGTGGGAACACCAGCCTGTATTAGTCTGCTGGCCCATGTGTGGCGTAGGCAGTGGAAGTTAAAGTCATGGATGTTGGCTCGCTTTACTGCTTCTCGCCATGCTCTGCCATTGGCTCTTAGTATTGGCTTATCTTTGTAGCTAAATACATGGCTGGTGTGCTTCCCCAGTTGCTCATTAATAATTGCCATTGCATCCGTATTAAGCGGGATTGAAATGGCTTTATTCGCTTTAGCCTGATCAGCGTGGATCCATGCGGTTTCCCGCGCTATATCTATCTGTGACCATTCCAGCGTTAAAATATTACTCATTCTAAGGCCCGTACTTAGTGCAAATCTTGAGATTTGCTTAAGGTGCAATGGGAGTTCATTGAGTAAGGCCCGCTCTTCATCTTGCGACAGATAGCGCACGCGGCGTGTGGGTTCGGCTAGCAGCTTGAATACGGGGGCTCGGTCGATCCATTCCCATTCGATGGCTGCACGTAAAATACTGCGTATTAAATTCAAAATGGCATTGACGGTTCTTGGCTTAACTTCTGTTTTGCCATTTACCGTGTCTTTTTGTTTCAGCAACCTGATCTGGTTAATCTTTTCTTGCCCGATATCTGTGAGCTTCATTCCCGATAGGTGGGGGTGTAACCAGCGCAGTTGCAGCTTCCAAATATAGGCAGTGGGCTTATCCAGGCGCTCTGTAAGCCAACGCTCAACAGCTTGTTCCCAAATGTATGCCGGACGCTCTTTAAGCTTGTCCTGGCGCCATAGGCTGGCTTTTAGTTGATCGTGCCATTCTTGTGCAGCGGCTTTGTCTTCAGTCCCAGAAGATCGCTGTATTTCTTGGCCATCATGTGTGAATCGAGCCCACCAGATGTTGCCACGCTTTTTGATAGACAAGGTTTTTGCTCCAGGTAAAGGATTGGTGTTCTTTGCTTAGTTGAGTTTTGGCGTAGCCAATCAATTAAATCAATTTTATTAAAGAGCCATTTGCCGGTGATAATTGTTGCTGGTACTTGGCCGGCTTTGGCTTTTCGCCGGAGTGCTTTGGGTGTGAGTTTTAAAAAATGAGCAGCAATGTCGGTGGTCATAATGTCATCGGCGGTAATCATTTTTGCCTTCTTTTTGAGGTCTATACTTCGATATGTTGGGTTAGTTCGAGAGTGGGGAAGTTATCTTGCGAGCGATAATCTCAGCCCCATTGCTGCTAAAGCGCATGGTCCAGCCTGCTGCTTTTAACGTGCTTAATTCATCAAGTGACTCGCTGAGTGTTGCGTAATTCAGTCTGATTTCTTGCATGGTTGGCTCCCGGCCAGAAGGTGGTCAATGGAGAGGAATCAGTCTTGCTAGTCCTCTCTGGACACTGTGCTAATGTTCTGGTTATTAATTTAGCAAAAGCTAACGTTTAAAACAATAGCAAAAGCTAAATTAATTTTTAACGGGCACAAAAAAACCTGCCGAAGCAGGTCTTGCTTTATATTTTTAGTGGCTGGTGGAGTCGTTTATTTGGCCGTTTCCGTTTACATGGAACCGCTGATGGCGACGACTCTGCCTATGATTTTCACAAGGTGGGTCAATTCGGGAGGGATTTGCCGGTCTGGGTATCTTGCCTTGTCCGGATTGTCACTCACGATGCGCAGGCTGTTATCTATTTCTTTAAATAGGCGCTTGACGAAATATTCCTCACCTATGGTAATTGCATAGACTTTGCCGTCTCTGATGGATTGCTGGCAGTAATCCACCACAAGGCTATCCCCGTCCAATACCCGAGGCTCCATGCTACTGCCTTCCGCAATCATTGTTGCGGCACAGCTTGGATCTATGCTCATGCGTTTAACCCATTTGGCGGTAAACGCTTGTTTTTGGCCTTTCTGGTCAACTTCCCAAATAAGATTTCCACTCCCTGCGGATAACTTGATGTTTAGCGCAGGCAGAAATACATACAGAGATGGATCCAGCTCATCTTCATTTTCCCATGTCTGTACGGGTCTTAAGCTTAATTTGGTGGATTCATGCTCTTCAGATTTATCGAGCGTAAACGGAGCCAAGTTGAGCTTCTCTTCCATGCTGCGTGCTGATTTTTCACCGATAGAACGATGTCCAGTCAGAATTTGCGACAGATAAGTCGGGTCCAGCCCGTACTTTCTTGCGAAAGTAGCTTTGTTCTTTTCCGCACTAGCAAGGCGGGTGAGGTTGGCAACTCTGATTGCGTTCATGTCCATATCTGTATTCTGGTGTTTGTATAGCAAATGATAAATTGACGTTTGCTATACTATTTTAAATAGCATGTGCTATATTGTCGGCATGAAACTTAGAGCTTACATACTCACCATTCCAAAATCAGAGCGAAATGCCTTTGCAAAGAGTTGTGGCACCTCATTGGGGATGTTGCAACAAGTGGCATATGGCGCGCGTAGTTCGGGCGAAAAACTAGCGATTGCTATTGAGCGTGAATCTAATCGTGCGGTGACTTGTGAAGAGTTGCGCCCCGATGTGGATTGGGCTTATTTGCGCGGCACCCAGCCGCTCTTGGAATCTGTTTTATCACCACATCATGCCGCAGAAGCTCATGCCCTTATTCATATAGCAGTGGGGGCATGAGGCTTATGTGGATGCTTGGTTTATCTATTTACTCTGCCACCCAATCCCCATTGGATGGTTTTGCCGATCCCCATCGGCTTTTTTATACCGGCGCGTCTGCGCCTCCCCAATGAGTAATGTAACTGGATTCTTTCTCTTTCGATAAGAGAAAGCTGGCCAGATTACTTAGAGGTTTAAACATGACTCCTGAATTATTAAACGACCGCTACCGGGCTTTGAATGAGGCGGTGCAGCTGGCGACGACCCGAGTGGGGGTGCGCCGGTTTAGCGAGATCATTGATCGCGCTACTTCATCGGTGGCCAATTGCGCTAATCCTAATCTGCATTCGCAGCAGTATCTGGCGAATCACCTGTTTTCCCTGGTCGAAGAATCCAAGTGTGGGGCGCTGGTGCAGCAGATTGCGGCGCTGGCCGGTTATGTGGCGGTGCCGGTTTCAGTGGGTGGCTTGCTGCATGCAGATGGTCCACAGCAGCTGGCAAATAAGGTGCTGGCGCAGTTTATGACCGAAACCTCACGGGCAGGAATGACGCTGGCCGGTGTGTTTGAGGATTGGAAGGTGGAGCACCGTGAGCTGCCAGAGCTTGATGCGGCTTTGGATCAATTACAAACCATGATCAACGTGATTCGTAGTACGGCACACAGAGAGGCGGTATGAGGGAAGCGTTTTATACCTATCTGCAAACTGAGCTGGAGCTGCTGGAAGGGCTTAGCCCGGATTGCCAGCGTTTGTTTCTGATGTATTTAAAGCCACTGGCCAGCTTTGAAACCGGTGAGGTTAGCAAGGTTTCCTTGGGGGGCTTGGCCACTCGGATGGGCTATTTACCGCCTGCCGGATCACACGCTAAAGCTTTGAATTACAGCACCCGCCAGGTGCGCGAGTTGCTGGATAAGCTGACCCGTGGGGGGCTAATTCAGCGTGACTCACAACATGGTGAGCACTATCGATGCCTTAAAATTTTCCTCGTGTATAGCGCAAACGGCTTCATTCGTCCTGTAGAGGATCGGAGGAGCATGGCAGGAGCAGCGCCGACCGAGCAAAGTCATATACAGCAAGGGTTTGGGGCTGAGGAAGGGCAAAGCATGGGCGGGGAGGAGCGGCACATAATCAGTAGTTCACCAGTTCATAAAACCAAAACCTCTAAGTTCTTTTCATCATCTATGCGATCTCAAACAGTGTTGGGTGAGCACAGTGCGAAAGATGATTCAGAGCCTGCCAACAAAATTGATGTATCGATTCCAGAAGTACCCAGCGAGATCTGGCAATGGCGGGTGATCACCATGAAAGCCGGTTTTTCAGCGACCAGTGCAAAAAGCCCCAAGGCAATGGTGCAGTACCAGTCTTGGCTGGCCGAACAAGCCAGTCAGGCTGAGTTTAATCAGGCTTTATTTCAGGCCAAAGCCATTGTCGGCATGCCGACCAGCCCGCTGTATCTGGCGGCGATTATGCGGCAGCAACGCTTAAAACCGTCAGCAAAACAATCATTCGCCCAAGGCGGGCATAAAGGGCGCGCTCCTGCAGTGCGCTCCATCTTTGGATCATTTGAGGAGGGCCGACATGAACGTACAGTCAACGCTGAATACACAACGATTAACTGAAAGCCACGCCTTGCCACTGGCTTGGGTTGAGAAGATTTTCAGAAAGATGCACGGGCGTTTTGGTAACCAGTTTGTAGATAAATTTCGCTCTGGCGAAAGCTTTGAAGTCACGCTGATGGATGGCAATACCGAAGAGCGCGATACCGGCATTGAGAACGCCAAAACGGTGTGGGCCGAAGAGCTGGCGGGATTTTCTGGGGAAGAGATTGCTCGCGGCATGGCCGCCAAGTTTTTATACGGAGCACCAGATTTGGATAAGTTTCAGGTGGCGTGCCGCCAAACCGTTGAGATCGATATAGAAGTGCGGATGCAGCTGGCGATTACCCAGATGAGCCGCCGCCGCCAATATTTGGAAGAAAACTGGCCTGATAACCGCACCTTTTGGGCTGCACAACGTATCGGCAATGATTTGCTGATCCAGGAGCCTTGGCGCTTAAAAGCCAAATGGGTGGCCGCGTGGATGGATGCAGAGCGGGATAGTAACCGCACCATTCCAGATGCCAGTACCCAAGTGCTATTGCCACCGCCTGCCAAACGCATGATGACTAAGGCACAGGCTAATGAGAAAGCGGCTCAGCTTAAATTGGCGATTAGTGGCTTACGCAATGCTAAATCATGGCCGCATCAGATTGCCGAAACGGCTAAGCAGGCAGGCATGGTGCAAATCACTTCGGCTGTCTTGGCTTTACGCGGCCTGCACGAAGAAGTGCCAAGTAGCTTAATCCTGCGGGCCAGAGAATTAGGCTTGGGCCGGCAATTAGGCTTAGGGGAATGAGATGAGCAAAAATGCATGGAATCGCCCGGCCGGGGCAGATGGTTTTGTGCCGGTAATCGTCTTACGCCAGCGCTTGGCCGCAATGTATGGTGCCAGATGGCAGGCTTTGTTTTCGGATGAGTCTGCCGTAATCGCCTGGCAAGATGAAGCCGCCGCCTATTTGTACGCCGAAGGCATCAAGTGGCAATGGATGCGGCTGGCTTTGGATCGTTTGCGTGGCCAGTTAAAGGCCGAATCATTACCGCCCAGCTTGGGGGAGCTGGCGGCAATGTGCAGACCTGAAACAGATTATGCGATTGCTTTTGAAGAAGCTAAGCGCAATGCGCAATCACCTGATCCATTGATGGCCAGTTGGAGCAGCCCGGAATTATATTGGGCGGCATTTGATTTTGGCTTTACCACGCTGCGCTCTGCCTTTTACCGAAGTAAAACCAAGGTGCGCTGGATTGAGGTTTATGCCCGGCGGCTGGAAGCAGAACATTGCCCGGCTATTCCGGCAGCAGAACCGGTAAAGATCTTTCAGCGGGCCACAAGGTTTGCCAGGGATGAAGCCATGGCTGCATTAAGAGCGCAAATGATCGTCGCTTAAGTACGCAGTACCAAAAATAAAGCCTGACAATGATCGGGCTAAGAGCCTCGGGGAATGATTGGGGACAATAATGCAATTCAAAAATATTAAATCTTTACTGGCTTGGGCGTTTCAAATTGAGTGCTCGGCAGGCATTAAAATTGCGACTTATGGTGAGCAGACTGGTGCAGGCTTTGGTGCCATGAGTATGGAGGACCAGCGCTATCAGGCCGCGATGGTGTTGGCTAAGGTGGGCAGGTTGTGTGTAGAAGAAAGGGCCGCTTTATGGGCGTTACATCTGCAGCGAGATACAGAAATGATTTATTTGGCAGGGGTCATTGGCGGGAGGTTTGGTTTAACTACAAACCAAGCGCTTATTCGTAAGTGGGCCACGGGTTGTGGAGTGCCAACTTGCCGTCAAGTCGCGGCTCTTCATGGTGTTGGCCGTACCCGCGCTAATGAGTATGAGCAGAAATACGTCATGCAACTGGAGCTGCTTGCGACGAAGGCATACGCCACTATTGAGGAGCAGTGCAGAGAGCTATTGGCGTGTCGTAATGAACTTACAATGATCTCTGCTTGACTTTAGTTCCGGACAAAACTACCATGTTTTCAGCGGATACAATCACGCCTACAAAATACAAAGCCCTGAGAAATCGGGGCTTTTTTGTTGCCCGCCGTTTGAACCCATCGGCCTGATGGCCAGCCCCCAGATCCCCAATCGTATGCATTCAGCTTGAATGCGTTTTAGTGCTGGCCGTCAGCCCAATGGGTTTTATTTTTGTTTTAAGTCTTCGGTTATTCGGGAATGGATAAGCAGCACTGGTGAGCAAGTCAAGCATAACAAGGTTTGTAGTCGAAAAAAACGATAACGATGAAGCTAAGTTATAGATATTCATATGCTTTATGAATATGCTGTATTATTTCTAATAAATTAGGATAAATACATTTATTCTTGTCAAGAAGATGTCGTTAATTTGAGGAAGTACAGCATGTATAATTTATTAGTGACCGCTGAGGATAATGCTTGGGATTCAGGTACTTATACATATGATAGGAGTCGCTTTCTTGAGCATACAAATGAAGAGGTTGCCAAACAATTTAGCTTGCTAAGTGACGATGAAATTAAAAGGTTAAAATCTTTTCCATGTCTGTTTATGTATGAACGTGGAACGGAAGGGCCTGTTCGAGTTGGCAGGATAAGTAACATAATAAAGACTGCTAAAAGTATAGAAATTTCATTTGAATTGAATAATGAAGTAGTTGCGATAGATTTTTTGTCTGTAAATAATATTGCATTTGATTTGGATATTAGAAAGTGGGAAAATAATCGTACTCATTGGGCGGTTAAAGATAAAGATTTAATTTCTATTTTAAAAGAAAATAAATTTATTGGTTCGTATGATTTTCCTAAAGATGAAGCTGGCCCTAGTGAAGTGGGCAATAGTAAAGTATTAGAGGTGAAAACAGTACAGAGTTTTATAGAGGAAATACTGAAATGTAAAGCGGGAAAAGAATTTTCTGTTTTCTATCGAGGACACTCTAATCGTGATAAATATAAGTTAGAGCCATCTTTGTTCAGAAAGAATGATAAGGGTGACTATATGTATTTGAAAGATGAAGATGCCCTCTATAGAGAACTAATTGTTTCAAACTCGGCAGATTTTGCTTCTGATGAATCTACAATAGATCGATTGGTTAGAATGCAGCATTACTCCCTGCCGACAAGGCTTTTTGATATAACTTCAAATCCATTGATTGCGCTGTATTTTGCTTGTAAGTCAATGGGGAACAGTGAGGGGGGTGAGGTTATTGTGTTTACTATTCCTAAGAAGGAAGTGAAACACTTTGATTCAGATACAGTTAGCTGTATTGCCAACCTTGTTAGGCTTACTCATGAAGAAAAAGAAGATATAAAATACAATATTTCTGATGTTGATGAGTTTAATAAACAAGATCAAGTCAAAAGGCTTGTTCATTTTATTCGTAAAGAAAAGTCATTTTTTAAAAATGAAATTGTTCCAGAAGATTTGCGGAAAGTTGTTTGTGTGGAAAGTAAAAGAAGTAATGATAGAATATACTCTCAATCCGGTGCTTTTTTATTGTTTGGTTCTGAGGCTATTTTGGCAGAGACAGGGGCTGATGATATTGTAATTTTTAGAATTAGAGTTTCAAAGGAAAATAGTATTTTGCAAGAACTTGATCTTTTGAATATTAATGAAAGCACAGTTTTTCCTTACATTGAAAACTCTGCTAAATATATTGCTAGAAAATATGAATTTAATAACGGTTGAATTTTTTTAATAGGGTTTTTAAATCGTTTTATTGATTGTTAGCCTAATATGTTCAAAGTGGATCAGCCACCAAAGCTCAGCCCATCGGCTGGGCTTTTTTATTTGGTGGCCATGCCGTTCACTTGTTTTATTAAGCCTCGAAGGAGGTGATCTGGCTACGAGCCAAGCACCTTGACCTTTCATACGATTCTGAGATTCCCCGCCGGGGACCCTGGCACTTTCCGAGGCAGTACGGGGCCTTGGACTCGCAGCTTCTTTTTAGTGGCTGTCGGGTGAAGTTAGTGAAATTTCACCTCAGGTGAAATCGAGTGAAATCCTAAAATAACCGGTGAAAGCATGGACCCATATCTGAGCAAGAAGGCCTTTGCGGATTCGCAAGGCTGGTCGCCCAGCTATGTGACCAAGCTGTTAAAAACAGGCCGTTTAATTCTTTCCCCCGATGGTAAGAAAGTCGATGGTGCCGCTACTCTGGTGCTGATCGGTAAAACCATCGACCCCGCAAAAGAGGGCGTGCGGCAACGGCATGAGCAGGCGCGGATTCAGCGCGATGTGTATAACGAAGTCCACGCCGACAGGCCGGTTCTGCCGGTTAAAGCCGCTGCAGTGCCTTTGTCTGGCGAACTGATGTTTACCGACTTTCAGGAAGCCCGTACCAGCCGTGAAGGCTATCTGGCCAAACTGGCTAAGGTGGAATACGAGCGTGTCTGCCAGCAGACGGTGGACCGGCAGGCGGTGCTCGATGCGGCCCACCGCTATGGCCGCCTTTTGCGCGATACCTTGCTGGGTGTACCCAAACAAATCTCGTCTGATCTAGCAGCGATCACTGATCCGTGGGCGCTTGAGCAGCTGTTAACCGAGCGTTTACGTCAGACGCTGGAAGACGTTTCTAAATTGGGCAAAGACGATATGGATCGCGCCATGAACTAAGGACCCCACGATGTATGCAGACGGATTTACCACTTATCTGGATGGCTTTGCCGCAGGCCTGATGCCTGATCCGGCCTTATGGATTGATGAATGGGCCGACCAGTATCAGCGGATCCCCACCGATTCGGGCGCCGCTGAGCCGGGCAAGTATTTAACCCGTCGCACGCCGTATGCGCAGCAGGTGATGCGGGTGTTATCTCCGACGCATCCTTGCCGCCGGGTGGTGGTGATGGGCGCTTCGCAGATGCTGAAGACGCAGGTGTTTTTAAACTGGATGTGCGCGGTAATCCATATGGCGCCCAGCAATATTCTGGCGCTGGAGCCGTCCTTAAATCTGGCAAAGCGTTTGTCTGGGCGCATCGGTAAAAACATCGATGCTATTCCCGTGCTGCGCGAAAAAGTCGCCTCCCCACGTAGCCGCGACAGCCGCAATACCATCGATACCAAAGAATTTTCCGGCGGCACTTTGATGATTACCACCGCGGGCTCGGCCGCCAATCTGGCCGAAGTCAGTGCGCGTTATTTATACGGCGATGAGATTGATCGCTGGGAGCGCAATGTAAACGAAGAAGGCGACCCGGTTGATCTGGCCGAGGCGCGGACCAGTACCTTTGGCCGTAACGCCAAGATTTATTATTCCAGTTCGCCCACGCTTGAAGGCTCCAGCCGGATTAATGATCTGTATTTGGAAGGCACTCAGCAGCGATTTTATGTGGGCTGCCCGCATTGCGGCGAGTTTCAGACGCTGGTGTTTGAGCAGCTGCGCTGGAATAGCGAGCACAGCGAGGCCCACTATGTGTGTACTGCCAGCGGTTGTCTGATTGATGAGCACCATAAAACAGCAATGCTCCCTGCTGGTGAGTGGCGGGCCGGTGCGGCAGGAGACGGGGAAACCGAATCCTTTCAGATTAATGCTTTAAATATGCCGCTCGGTTGGGTGTCTTGGGGCTCATTACTGAAGCAATATGAAAAAGCCGCCATTGCATTACAGCGGGGAGACCCGGAGCCGATGCAGGTTTTTTACAATACGCGGCTGGCACAGGTTTGGGATAACGCGCAAGAGCGCACCCGAGGCAGTGAGCTGATGGCGCGGGCCGAGGACTACGCTTTGCGTAGTCTTCCGCTGGGCGTGTTGATCCTGACGGCCTCTGTTGACGTGCAGGCCAACCGCTTGGAGCTGCTGATTAAAGGCTGGGGCGAAGGGCTGGAAAGCTGGACCATCGATCATCGGGTGATGATGTGTGATCCGGCCGAAGAGCGCTCATGGGAAATGCTGGATGAAGAATTAAAAAAAGAATTTATTCACCCGCATGGCCAGAGCATGGGGATTTCTGCGACGGCCATCGATACCGGTGGCCATCACACGCAGGAGGTTTATCAGTTCTGCCGGCTGCGCCGTTATCGCCATGTGCTGGCGATTAAGGGCGAGAGCAAACGAGGCCGGCCGATTCTGGCGGCGCGGGCCAGCAAGGTCGATGTCACTTGGCGGGGAACCACCGATAAAGGCGGTTGTGAGCTGTGGATGATCGGAACCGACACCGCTAAAGACTGGCTTTATAACCGTTTTAAACTACTCGACGGGCCGGGCGCGCAGCACTTTAGTAAAGATCTACCGGCTGAGTTCTACGATCAGCTGACGGTAGAGCGCAAAATCCGGCGCTTTATTAAAGGCCGTGAAATCACCGACTGGACCAAGGCCAAATCAGACCGCAATGAGGTGCTGGATTTAACCGTATACAGCTTAGCGATGGCGCATTACATGGGCTTGCACCGTTTTCAGCAGGCCGATTGGAATGTGCTGAAGATGCGCTACGCGCAAACAGGCTTATTTGATGAGCCCAAGCCGGCGCAAGCCCACGCATCACCCCGACGAGACCCCGCAACTGCGGGGTCTTTTGTTTCTGACCCTCCCATTGCAGCTCGCCGGGTGGCGCGCTCTGGCTATTTGAAGCGACGTTAATATGGCATTTACTCAGCAAGATCTGGACGCAATCAATAAAGCCATCGCCCGGGGCGAGCGGGTGATTCAGTACGCAGACCGCCGGGTTGAATACCGCAATATTTCTGAGCTGATTGCGGCGAGGCATCTCGCGATCAGTGATCTGTCAGTACAAGCGGGCCATGCTAAAACGCGTCAGCACCGGATGTTTCATGCCGGAAAGGGGATCTGATGGCTTATTCAGCACTGGCTTCTAAGGGGTTTATCTTGCCGGCGCGTTTAAAAAACAGTTATGACGGCGCAGGGCAAGGGCGCCGGGCGGCCAACTGGCAACCCGGCGGCAACGGTCCGGTCAGCACCGGCAGTGCTGGTTTACAAACACTGCGAAATCGCAGCAGGGCGGCGGTTCGTAATGATCCTTACGCCGCCACGGCACTGGATAAGCTGGGCAGTAATCATATCGGCACTGGCATTGTGCCGATGCCTAAGCATTCAGACGCGACTATTCGCCGTGAATTACAGGATTTATGGGGCGATTGGTGCGAGGAATCGGATGCTGACGGCCAGCTGGATTTTTATGGCCAGCAGCTGTTGGCGGCCCGCTCGATGTTTGAGTCTGGCGAGTGTTTTGTGCGCCTGCGGCCGCGTAGCCTGAAAGAAGGATTGGCCGTGCCTTTGCAGATCCAGATTTTGGAACCGGAGTTTATCCCGCATGACAAAAATGGCAAGGCGCCCAATGGCAACGATATTCGGCAAGGGATTGAATTTAATCAAACTGGCCAGCGTATTGCCTATTGGATGTATCGCAGCCATCCAGGCGAGCGGGGTCAGGGTGTTTATAACGATCTGATCCGCATCGAGGCCAGTCAGATTCTGCATATCTTTGAACCCACCCGACCGGGGCAGCTGCGGGGTGTGCCGCATCTGGCACCCGTTTTGCTGCGCATGAAAACGCTGGATGAATTCGATGATGCAGTGTTGTTCCGGCAAGAGGTGGCCAATCTGTTTGCTGGTTTTATCAGCAAGCCCAGTCCGGAAGGCGCAATGTTCCCCGGGATGCAGACCACTGAAACGCAGGGCTTTTCGATGGTGGGTTTAGAGCCCGGCACGATGCAGGAGCTGGAGCCGGGCGAAGAGGTGGCGTTTTCTAAACCGCCGGATGCTGGCAATAACTATGACGAATTTATGCGCCAGCAACTGGCTGCGGTCGCGGCTGGGATTGGCTTGCCTTATGAGCTGCTCTCCGGCGACTTACGCAATATCAGTGACCGAGTGATGCGCGTCATTTTGAATGAATTTCGCCGAAGGGTGGAGCAACGGCAGCACGGTGTTTTTGTGCATCAGTTGTGCAGGCCCACTCGTAATGCCTGGATGGATATGGCGGTGCTGTCGGGGGCGATTGTGTTGCCGGGCTATGCCAATAATCCGCGTGTTTATCGCCGGACTAATTGGGTGCCGCAAGGCTGGCCGTATCTGCACCCGGTACAGGATGTGCAGGCCGATCAAAAACTGGTGCGGGCTGGGTTTACCAGTCGCTCTGCCGTCATTCTTAAACGCGGTGAAGACCCTGAAACGATCGATCGTGAGATCGAAGAAGACAACGCCCGGGCAGACCGGATGAATCTGCATTTTGATTCTGATGCCCGCCTTGTCGAGGCAGCAGACGGATCTCCAAAGGAAAATGATGAAGATGAAAAATAACGCTCCGCGGCTGATGAATAGTGCCGCATCTGCGGGTGATGGCAGTGGCAGCAGCTGGTACAGCATTCGCAATGCGGCGGAAGGCAAGCCCGATGCACCGATCGAAGTGTTTTTATACGACCAGATCGGTGACTGGGGCATTCGTGCTGCTGATTTTATCCGTGATCTGAATGCGGTCGATGATGGCAAGCGGCCGGTGGTGGTGGCGATTAACAGCATCGGTGGCGATGTATGGGATGGTCTTGCCATTCATAACGTGCTGCGCCGCATGGGTGAGCGCGTTACGGCTCGTATTGATGGCCTTGCCGCCAGTATTGCCAGTGTAATTGCAATGGGCGCTCATAAAGTGGTGATGCCAGACAACGCCATGCTGATGATCCATAACCCAGCAACGGTGGCGATGGGGGAATCGGGTGATTTGCGGGCGGTGGCTGATTTTATGGATCAGGCCAAGCAATGCCTGATTGCTTGCTACCGTGTGAAAGCCAGTGGGGTGGATGTTGAAACGCTGTCCAAAATGATGAATGAAACCACATGGTTGACCGCGCAGGAGTCGCTTGCGCTGGGCTTTGCTGATGAGATTGCACCGACCGTCAATATGCAGGCCAGTGCAGCAATGACTGCGGCGGTGGGCCGGATCGGTAATGCGCCGGTGGCATTGATGGCTGCGCTAAAGGATTCGGCAGAGATCGTGCCGCCTGATTTACCCCCTGAGCCCGCGCCGGTGATTCAACCGGTTGATACCGTGGCCATGGCTGCACTGGCGGCTGAGTTATGTAATAGCGCTCAATTGCCCAGTGTCGCCGTGATGCGGGTGGTGGCTGTTTCGGCGCTGGCCAACGAGCAGGCGGTACGGAGCAGCGTGAATGAAGCGATCGCCATTCGCGATATGACGCTGACGGCCAAGTTGCCAGAAATGGCGGCCAGTCTGATTGCCGCAGGGATCAGCATCGATGCGGCGCGGGAGCGCTTATTTAACAAATTGGTGACGGCGGCGGGGGAAGAGCTGGATGCGACTCCACCTGATGAAACACCCGCCAAACCGGTGAACAGTGGCCCGAATGCCCACAGTATTTATGCACAGCGCCGCTCTCCGGCGGTTAATCCCATCACGATCCGAGGTTTATCATGAACGTCATTACTCAAAAGGCCCGCGCGGGTCAGTATTTACTGTCAACCGTGGGTACGCTGAGCGCCGATCTGGCGCAACTGGCCGCTGGGCCTGCTTTGCCTTCTGGGCAGATTCTCTCTTTTGATGACAAAACACTGCTCTATTCGGCCTATGCCGCACCGGCTGAAGGCAGTAAGGCGGTGGTTAAAGCCAGCGCCATTTTGTATGCGCCGGCAGGAGCGCGCGAAGCGCCTTTGCAAGTGACGATCACGGCCCGGCTGGCCGAGGTCAGTGCGGCTGAATTGACCGGTTTAGATGCGCAGGTCACGGCGCAACTGGCTGAACTGAACATTATCGTCCGCTAAGGCCGATCTCCCCCTCTACCCATAACCCAGCGCTGCTGGGTTTTTTCATTTAAGGAAGCCGCTATATGGCTAGCATCGATATTTTTAACGACGGCGCATTTTCTATGTCCACACTGACCGCGGCAATTAATAGCATGCCGCATGTGCCTGGGCGTATCGGGACGCTGGGTCTGTTTGAAGAAGAAGGCATCACTACGACCACGGTGCAGATTGAAAAAGACGGCGATACGCTGGCGCTGGTGTCAGCCGGTGAGCGCGGCGCACCTGGGCAAGTGGTTGGCGGAACCAAGCGTCAGCTGATCCCGTTTAATACGATTCACCTGCCACAGCGCTCCAGTATTCGTGCTGATGAGGTGCAAGGCTTGCGCTCATTTGGTAGCGAGACCGAAATGGAATCGGTGCAAAACCTTGTCTCCAAGCGCCTAGCTAAACATCGCCGCCAGTTGGATGCCACGATTGAGTTTCACCGCATTGGCGCTATCAAGGGTGTGATTCTGGATGCGGATGGCAAGACGCCGCTGCTTAATTTATATGACCGGTTTGGTATTAAACAGGTCGTGATTACGATGGATCTGGCTAAGCCGGATATGCATTTACGCAGTAAGTGCCTTGAAATTCATGAGGCGATCGAGGATGCGCTTGGTGCCCTGACGCATACAGGGGTGCGGGTGTTTTGCGGTAAAAATTTCTGGGCTGCATTGCTCTCCAATGATTCGTTTGAAGCCACTTATTTAAACAGTGAGCTGGCTGCCGCATTGCGTGGCGAGCCGCGGGAAGTGATTGAGTTTGGCGGCTGCGTCTTTGAGCGTTATCGCGGCAAAGTAGGTGGTAAGGCCTTTGTCGGTGATGACGAAGCCTATGCCGTACCGGAAGGTGTAACTGAGCTATTTGTAACGCGCTTTGCGCCAGCTGATCATATCGAAACCGTGAACACCAATGGCCTGCCGTATTACACCTCACAAGAAACCATGCTCCACGGCAAGGGCATTGATATGGAATCACAATCTAATCCACTCAATCTCTGCACTCGGCCCGGTGCGGTGATCAAACTCAAGGTGTAAGCCATGTTTCGCGATCTGATTGCAGAAATGGATACGGCTGTTTTTGATTCGCTGGGAGACCAAGCGCTGATTGACGGGCAGCCGGCGCAAGGCATGTTTGCTGCGCCTTGGCTGCAGCCCATGATCGGCAAATTAAATACCGGCCTGCGCGAGCCGCATTTTGTGGTGCGAGACGAGCGAGCCCATGGCGTGATTAAAAACAGCCGTGTCAGTGTGGCGGGACAGGGGGAATACAGCGTCGTGAATCTGGAGCCTGATGGCAGCGGGCTGACGGTACTGGTGCTAAGGGGGATTTATGATTGATATCAAGATCGATTTTGATGATGCATCGATCAAAGCCTTGGCTTCTGGGCTGAGTCTTCATGCGCTGGAGCGTGCGACGAAACGGGCGGTCCGAAAAACCGCTTTGTGGACGCGCACGCATTTGCTGCGGGAGCTGAAAGACGGCGGGATCCGCCGCAAGATGATTGTGCATCGTGTCCGGATCTACGACAAACAATGGCGGGAAGGCAGCGATGGTGGGCCAGCCGTCAAAATCTGGTTTGGGATTTCGGCCCTGAATGCGGATGAGCTGGGTAAACCTATTAAAACCGCGAGAGGCTATCGGGTGAAGTCATGGCATTTTGAAGCCGCGTTTACGCCCTCTAAAAATTCACGGTTTAACGGCAAGTTGTATCAGCGCACCTCAAAGGCCCGCCTGCCGATCAAGCGGGCAAAGGTGGAGGTAGATCTGATGGCTAATACGGCTTTTTCCAGAGTTTCGGGTTTGATACCCGGCCGCTTGCAGACCCTGATGCAGCAGGAATTAAATTATGAGCTGCATAAGCTGTCCGGGAGGGCGCGCTGATGGATATTGCTGATTTGCACCGGGCTATCGAACAGCAGCTACAGGGCGTTTTTCCGAAGATGGAAGTACTGACCTATCCGGATTTAGAAGGGCGGGTCAGCTTACCTTTACTGCTGATCGAGCTGGCTGAATTTAGTGATGGCACTCAGCCAGGGAATGGCGAGTTGTCTTTAATTGCCCGCTTTGAAGCGCGGCTGGTGATGGATCCAACCCGCGCCGATGCCGAGTTACATATCCGGCAGTTAGTTTGCCGCTTGGCCGCAGCCATTCATTTTAAAACTTGGGGCCAGCCAGTGGGTTTGGCGCGGATTCAAAGCGTTGCCCCGGATGGATTTAAAGGCGAACTAGAAGGATATCTGGTCTGGTGCGTGACCTTTGAGCACGAGCTTCATGTGGGAGACGTAGAAGAATGGCCGATTCCAGAGTTGGGCGAGTTGTCACCTTATGATGACAACAGGCAAGAACCCGCTGATGCCTATTTGAAACCGCAAGATCTATAGGGCAGAACGCGATGCGTTATGAGATATCAGAATTAGACCGCATGTTGTCTGGCTTGCTGATTCCTGGCGTGGTATCTGCTGTTGATGCGGGCAAGGCCAGAGTGCGAATCGCCTCAGATGGTTGGGTATCAAGTTGGATTCCTTGGCTGGGTTTAGCTGCGGGTAAAGCACGGCACTGGCGCCTGCCTTCGGTGGGCGAGCAAGCATTAATGCTGAATCCATCCGGGGAGCCAGACAATGGTTTTGCGCTGGTGGGTTTTTACACCGATGCGCTGGGCCATGACGGGCGAGCCAATGTGGTGGCGTGGCAGATGCCCGATGGTTGCAAAATAGAGTATGACTTCACCGCTGGCGCCGCCCTGATCAATGGCTGTAAAGCCGTGACTGTGAATGCGGCAGAGAGCGTCACGGTTAAAGCCACCACCATTACCCTTGATGCCGATAATGTCATCGTGACCCAGAATTTGACGGTAGGCGCGGCTATTAATCATCTGGCTAATGGCGGCGCGAAAGCCAGCTTTGGTGGTGCAATTGAAGCCAAAGGCGACGTGAGCGCGGGAGATATTAGCCTGATGAAACACGCACACAGGGAGCAGGGCGATGGGCAGATGACGAGTGAGGCGGTTTGAATGGATGCTATTTTTTTTTAAGGAAGTTAAAATTAATAGTTATGAATGGTTATCGGCTCTCGTCTGAGAAATTGTATCAATCGATGGTGCTCTAATTTGTATTTCTGGATATTTTAAAAGTGATTCATAACTTTCTTTTTCTAGTTCTATAGTTAAATCATTACAAATATTTTCATATTCTATATTTACCCAATTCATTGTGTGGTTAATTAATAATCTTAAATTGTTGTAGAAGCCATTGTTGAGAGTGACAGCCTCTGTCGATGTGGAAATTATTTTTTCTATTTTATAGGGCTTGTCTTTGCTAGCTATTATGGCCCCTGTATGACTTTGCGAAAATGAGTTTTCATCATGAATAAAGTGCTTGTCGCGCAGATGTTTGAATTCTTTATGTGTTTTTAAGGCGGGTGGGTTATTTCTGTAAATACGCTCTGCAGAAAGTGGACCTCTGCTTTTGGAGTTACCAAAACATTTTATGTAGAAGATTATTGCAGAGCGCCAAAGTGACTCTTGAATAAGTCCTGAATCCTCATAGGAGTATGTCACTGCATTGAAATAACTTTCTGCAAAGAGTAAATCCATTTTGTGCAAACTAAGATGAGATAAGCGTTTAGATTTTTCGCCAGTTAGTTTGATAACTCTTACTGCGTCAGGAAAACCTTCAATGTGCATGGTACCATTGTTTGTATTTAATTCAATTGGTTCCAAAATATGATCTCTTATCGGTGAGGCATGTTTGTAGGATTTAATATGCCTTAATTAAATAAGATAAATTAGATTTTACAAGTTTTATAAAAAATGTTTCCTTTTTTACGCCCCAGCGCTTCACGGCTCTGGGGCGTTTTTACATCTGCAGGAGGCCAATATGGCTAAGCCCAGTAATACACCGATTCAGCCCGTTTCCTTTACGGATAAGGCTTTTCGATCCCGAACGATTCTTCTTGATGATGGCCGCTCGTTTGCGGTGATCAATCGCGCCATCAGTAGCGACGATGATGTACTGATTGCTCATCTGGATCAGCGCCTAGACTTTGAGCGTTTGATCCTGCCGCCTGCCAGCGAGGCTTAATCCGATGATGGGCATGGATCGCACAACAGGGCAGCTCATGTCTGGCTCTGCTCATCTGGCTCAATCCATTGCCGATATTTTGACCACGCCCTTGGGCAGCCGCAGGGAGCGGCCAGAATATGGCAGCCATTTACCACGCATGGTGGATTTGCCGGTCAATGCGGGCTGGATTGCAGCGGCGCAAGCGGAGATCGCCCGCAATCTAGTGCGCTGGGAGCCGCGGATTAAAGTCAGCAAGGTCACGATTATTTCTGTGATTGATGGCAGGGTGAATATGAAAATTTCAGGGATTTATCTGGGCGACAGCATGTTGCTGGAGGTGACCGCATGATCGATTTAAGCCAACTCCCGCCGCCACAGTTGCTGGAAACGCTAGATTTTGAGGCGATCTATGCCCGTAAGCTGGCGCAGTTTAAGGCGATTTATCCCGATTGGAGCGCGGTGCTAGAAAGCGACCCAGTAGTAAAACTGCTGGAATTATCGGCCTATCAGGAGCTGATGCTGCGGGCCTGGGTGAATGATGCGGCTGTGTCCACCATGCTGGCGTATGCGCGGGGCACCGATTTGGACAATAAGGCCGCCGATTATGGCGTTAGCCGGCTGTTGATGACGCCCGCCAATCCGGATGCAGAGCCGCCACTTGAGGCTGTTTATGAAGAAGATGAGCGTCTGCGTTATCGCTGCCAGATGGCGCTGGAAGGTTTATCGGTGGCCGGTTCACGCGGAGCTTATTTATTTCATAGTTTGAGCGCGTCGGCACAGATTGCGGATGTGTCCATTGATGCCCCCGTGTTTATGGCGGTAGCGATCAGTGATGAGCTGCGCCATCAGTTGCCAGCGGATAGCCTTGTTTTGGCTTGTACTTATGATGCGGGTTTGTTGTTGCCTTTACCGGGGGATGTTTCGGTCACGGTTTTACCACATGCACCCGATATTGATGGTTCTGTTTTAACGGCCGCCGTGCAAACCGCACTCTCTGCTGATGATGTAAGGCCGCTGACTGACCGGCCCAGAGTACAGCCAGGCAGCAGGATCGGGTTTAAGGTGGCGGCACAGATTGAGCTGGAAAATGGCCCTGCATCACAGTCTGTGCTGGCAGAGGCAAAAGACAGGCTGGAAATCGCGCTGAAGAGCGCCAGAAAACTGGGCGGTACTTTGTCACGCTCGGCCATTTTTGCTGCCTTGCATATTGCTGGGGTTCGCCGTGTCACGCTGGCTGAGCCGGGGGCTGATATCACTTGTGACGCACGGCATTTTCCTCAGTGTGAGGGCATTACGCTGGAGGCGATATGAGCTTACTGCCTCCCAATGCCACATCGCTTGAGCTGGCCTTATCAAGTGCTTGTTGTTCAGAGCTGGACCCCTCACCCATTGCCTGCCTGGGGGCGGCTAAATTCTGCCCCGTGCCCTTTTTGCCCTTACTTGCATGGGGGGCATCTGTTGAAGGGTGGGAGCTGGCCATTACCGAACAAATGCAGCGTGATTTGATTGCTAATTCGCTGCCAACGCATCGGATTAAGGGCACCGTCGGCGCGGTTAAAGGGGCGCTGGCGGCGCTTAATATCAATGTGGATTTGATCGAGTGGTGGCAAACATCGCCCAAAGGGAGTCCGCATAGTTTTTCGCTCATGGCCTGGGCCAATGAGAATCGTGATGGTGGTGCGCCGCTGAGCCCAGAAACATATCAGCAAATTAAAACACTGGTCGATGAGCTTAAGCCTGTTCGTAGTTATTACGAGCTGATCACGGGGTCACAATTTAATCAGTCGCTGGCCTTGGCCAGCAGGGCCGATCTCACAACCCTCAGCCGTTTTGGCGCTGATATTAAGGCGGCGCCGCTCGCTTTTACGCAGGAAATGGCGCTTGCCAGTGCCTCCTGTTTTTTTACCCTGACTCGCATCGCGATGGAGATTCAATGAGTGCGCTTATTCCGCTGATGACGGATGCGGGGCTGGCTGCTTGTTTTAATGCCAGCAGCACCGGCCTTGATATAAAGATCGCGGCCATTGCCGTGGGCGATGCTGCTTATCGCCCTGACCGCACACAAATAGCCTTAAAAAACGAACGTGCCCGCCGCACGCTCACAGGGGGCGAGAAAGTCGGCCCGACGCAAATTCATGTCAACACCCTGCTCGACAGCAACGAGGACTTCTGGATTCGAGAGGTGGGGTTTATTTCGGATACGGGTATTTTGATCGCGGTATGGAGCCATCCGGATACCCCTTTGGTTTACAACAAAGCAGGGCAAAAGCACCTGCTTGCTTATGACTTAGCGCTGAGTGCTGTGCCGGCGGACAGTATCAATATTATTTCAATGAATGCGCCAATCAATCTGATGCTGGCTAAAGAACTAACCCAATTTGCCGCTGGGCTAATTCGAACCCAGCACATGCTTATTCAAACAAAACTATAAGGATTAAATATGTCGACGCTTGAGTCTCAAGTTGCGGATTTAGTTACGGCCACAACCGCCCTGACGGGTAGCGTGAATGATCGGATGGATCAGGTCGTGGCTATTGCCAAAGCCAAAGTAGTAGAGGGAAAAACCATCACAAACAGTACGCTGGATGCTTGCCTAATCGGGCTAAGTAATGCTGCAGATGGAGCCTTTAAAAAATTAAACAGCGAACAGCTGATTACAGGGGCAGGGCGGGGAGGTGTTTATCTGACACGGGGGACTAATTTAGGTGATTACGCTGAATTGACATTTGGCATTAATGCTTCCGCGAGAAATCTTGGCCGAGGAGCTGGTATTCGTTCTGCTCGTGTCAATATGGGGAGTGGTGGCAATGACGGAGATTTAGTTTTTTATACCTCTAATGGCACTGCTGATGGCGTTGCAGATGCACCCATGGCTATGCGATTGGATCAAGCTGGCAACTTATTATTAGGAATAGGTTCAGCATCCTGCCATGTGCTTTATAAGTCGGTGCCAGAAGGCGTTGCCGTTGCGCAAGTCTTTGGTGCGGGCTCCAATGTAACCGCTGAATTCAGAGCCGTAACCGCCCTGGGGATTAATGCTGCAAATGCAGGGGTACTTTTAGGTAAAAACTCAGTGACAGGGCGCTCTTTGAATGCGGGGGGAACGCTTAATGCCAGTGGCGCAGATTATGCCGAATATGAGTATAAAGCTGCTACATGTGCGCCTGTATTGGCCGGTCAGATTATTGGTTTTGATGCGGGTGGTTTAATTACGGATCAATTTTCTAAGGCAGTCACATTCGCCATTAAATCTACCAATCCAAGCATTGTCGGTGGTGATTCATGGGGAGATGAAAATGTGGTTGGCCTTAAACCTCAAGAACGACCAGTGCCTGAGCTGCCAGCGTTACGCATGGAACCCCAAAGTCCGGCACCAGATCAGTTTGATGGTGATATCAATATGTTTCATTCTGCAATCAGTGAATATCACGAGGACCACCTTCTCTGGCTGAGTGAGCAGGCTGAACATGCATGTTTATTAGAGGCTGAAAATTTAAGACAGGCCAAAGCGGTGCAGGACTATGAAGCGGAACTGGCGGTCTGGGACGCTAAATTAGAGGCGGCCCGCGCCAATGTTGACCGGATTGCATATTGCGGCAAAGTGCCGGTACTGCTGGCTGGTGCAAAGTTAGGTGATTATCTGCTGCCAGTTACGAAGGGGGCAGGTATTTCTGGCCGCTGGGTCTCATCTGCCGACATTGATCAAGTGCCAGGTGACTATCGCCAGGCCATTGGCCAGGTGCGCAAAGTATTAAATGATGGCACAGCGATCGTTGTGGTTAAGCCTATTTAGAATCATTTTTTAATAAGTTTTTTATTTATTTCACCCGCCCTAAGGCGGTTTTTTTTCGCCTATTTTCAGGAGGCCCTATGGCCGGAACAGGTGGTTTTTTCCATGGCGTGACGGTTACGCTGGTGGATACAGGGCCGCGCGTCATTGCGCTGCCGTCTTCATCGATTATTGGCATTGTCGATACATTTACACCGGGTGCGGGTTTGGCTGCGGCAGATACCCCCATTTTGATTACCAATTTACGGGAAGGCGTAGCGCAGTTTGGCGAAGAGAGCGCCATGGCTAAGCGTCTCAAAGAAATCTACGCCCAGGCTGCTGCCGTAGTGGTAGCGGTTGGCGTCAGCCAAACCGCTGAAACGCCGGCACAGCTGACCAGCGCCATTATTGGTGGCGTTGATGCCAAGGGTAAGCGCACCGGTTTACAGGCTTTGCTGGATGCAAAATCTAAAACCAATCAATCCCCGCGGCTGATTGTGGCGCCGGGCCACAGCAGCAGTGCGGCCGTGGCCTCTGCCATGGTTTCACTGGCCGATAAGCTGCGGGCGATCGCCATCATTGACGGCCCCAATACCGACGATGAAGCGGCGCTGGCGTTTGTTAAAAATCTGGGCAGCAAGCGCTCCTATGTGGTGGATCCGGGCCTGCGGGTTTGGGATAGCAAGCTGAGCGCCGAAGCCGATGCACCCGCATCGGCGGCCACTGCGGGTTTGTTTGCCCGTCAGGATGCCAGTGTCGGTTTCTGGGCCAGCCCGTCTAATACCGAATTCAGCGAAGTGCTGGGGACCAAGCGCCCGATTGAATATCTTTATGGCGATGCCACCTGCCGCGCCAATCTGCTGAATGAAGCGCATATCACCACCATTATTCGCGAAGGCGGCTTTCGCCTCTGGGGTAACCGTACCTTGTCGGCGGATCCAAAGTGGAGCTTTGTCACCCGGGTGCGCACCGTGGATATGGTGATGGATGCAATTCTCAAAGGCCATCAATGGGCGGTGGATCGCGGAATTACCAAAACCTATGTCAAAGATGTGACTGATGGCTTGGATGCTTTTATGCGCGACCTTAAAGCGCTGGGGGCGGTGATTAATTTTGAAGTGTTTCCGGACCCGGATAAAAACACCGCCAGCGCAATCGAGCAGGGACGTATTTATTGGACCATCCGCTTTACCGATGTACCGCCCGCTGAAAACCCTGTCTTCCAGGTGGAAGTGACCAATCAATGGATCACCGAAGTCCTCGACTTCGGCCGCTAAGGAGCGCACACGATGATTCCTCAAGTTCTTACCAATTTAAATATGTTTCTCGATGGCCGTGGCTTTGCCGCCAGGGTGATGGAAATTACGCTGCCCAAGTTAAAACGCAAAACAGATGCCTATCGGGCCGGTGGGATGGATGCCGAAGTCGATATGCCCATGGGACTGGAAAAACTGGAGTGCGGTTTTACGCTGGCCGGCGTCAGCCCAGAAGCGCTGACTTTCTTCGGGATTGCTGACAGCACCTTGTTTGCCGGCAATTTTCGGGGGGCATTCACGGATCAGAAAGGCGCAGTGATGGCGGTGATCGTGACTTGGCGAGGCCTGCTGACCGAAGTGGATTCCGGTAGCTGGAAGCCGGGGGACAAAAGCGAAACCAAGTACAGCGCCAGCCTGAGCTATTACAAGCTGGAAGTGGATAACCGGGTGATCTTTGAAATTGATCCGGTCAACGCAATCCGCATTATCAATGGCAATGACGAGCTGGCCGCAGAGCGCGCCGCAATCGGCCTTTAATCACAAAGGCCCGCACACGGCGGGCCGATCAGGAAACCATCATGCAAGAAATGATTAAGTTAAGCACCGCCATTAAATTAAACGATGTGCTGGTGAATCAGCTGCAGCTACGTGAGCCGACGGTGGGCGATCAACTCGATGTGCAGGTCTTGGGCAAAAGCGATGCGGAGCGGGAACAGCTGATGTTTGCGCGGCTGTGCGATTGTGCGCCCAATGATCTGCGGCAGCTGACCTTGCGCGATTACAAAAAGCTGCAGGACGCTTATTTTCGTTTACTTAGCGATGATAGGGAGCCATGAGTGGTGGCCGTTAGCCAGACGGCTGGCGCGTGAGCTGGGCTGGTCGCGTGAGACGGTACGCAGTGTGCCGGTTAGCGAGATCGGGCACTGGCTGAATCGTGATGAAGCGGGCTGAGGCCCGCTGTTTTTTTATAGGAGGCTGTTATGTCTAGAGATCTGGCCATCGGCATTGTGATCGGCGGCGCTGTCTCATCGACCTTTGGTTCTGCGATCACTAAAACCCAGCGCTCGGTCGAGGGTTTACAGGGAAAGCTCGCCAATACCAAGGGCTTGCAATCGCTGGTGGGAGAGACCCAGCGCCTGCAGCGCAGTATGGAGCAGGCTGATCGCGCCTCACGCCGGATTGGCTTGGATGGTGTTCGCACCTTACGCTCAGAAGTCACCGGCCTTGAAAAAGACTGGAAAGGCGCGACCGATCGGGTCGGCGGCATGGCGAAACAGCTGGCGACGATGCGTAAGGGCACGGCGGGCAAGGCGGATGTATCTGTACTTGAGGCAGAACACACCGCGCTGAGCCGCTCACTGAAGCTGACTCAGTCGGCAGCTGAGGCAAAGAAAAACACCTGGCTGCACGCCCGCAAAGATAAAACCGGCCCAAGTGGAGAAGTGCTGGCGCTAAAAGCAGAGTACCAGGCCGCACTGCTGGCGGCCAAAGGGCAAAAGGCACTGCTTGCTGAAAAAAGGGCGCAGATTGCGGCAAGTAAAGATGCAACTGCTGCAGAAAGTAAGCTATCCCATGAACTGGAAAAAACCCAGCAAGAAGCAAAACGGGCCAAGCAAGCGTTTGAAGCAAAGCGTGCGGCTTTGCATGCCAGTAAAAATGAATTAAAGCAGCAGACGCAAGCTTTAGGTGGCGCAAGGCAAGCCAGTACGGCATTAGGCTCCAGCATGCGGGACGTGGCGACTTCTCAGCGCGCGGTGGCAGATGGTGGCCTGCGCCGTCGCCTGGATACGCATATTGGGCAGCTCAGACAAGCGGGCGTTGCGGTTGATAAGCTGGACCGAGAATACATTCGCCTGGGCCGCACCAGCCGTGGTTTAGCCTTGCAGGAAGCGGGCAAAACGCAAATGGACTCGGGCGTGAAGCTGGGCCGTATCGCAGGGCTTGGGCTGGCTACGGCGGCTATTCCGACCAAAATAGCTGGCGACTATCAGGCCGAAATCCGTGATATCGCCATAAAAGCCGGCATTGCCGGACAAGGCGGAGAAAAAGAGCTGGACGGGGCGATCCGCGCTGCCGCCAAACGGCAAAAAATGGCCCAGAGTGATCTGGCCGCTTCTGTGAATGGGCTTGTTACTCAAGGCATGGACTGGCGTGAAGCGGTGGGCTATAGCGATTTGCTGGGCAAGCTCACCATCGGTCAAAAGATGGAATCCGGCGATGCTGCGCAACTGATTTACTCATTACAGCAAAACGGCGTGAATCAGGCTGAGATGGAAAAAGTCATGGGCCAGATTGCGGTGGCCGGTGACATCGGGGCTTTTGAATCCGACAAGATGGCCAAGTTTATGCCGGAGCTGCTGGCCACGGTGGGCAGCATGGGGATGCAAGGTCCGGAGGCCGTGCGTTATATCGCTGCCAGCTTGCAAGCGCAGATTAAGCTGACGGGTAATGCCGACAGCGCGGCCAATAACTTTAAAAACTTACTCTCTAAAATCATCGCGCCGGATTCCAATAAGAAATTTGCAGATGCAGGGATCGATCTGCAAGGCTCGATGGAAGCCACCATGCGTGCCCATGGCGATGGGCCGGTCGCGGCCTTTATGCGTCTGACCGAAAACCTAGCCACCAGTGGCGATGCAACCCGAGCTAAAAAGCTGGCGGATATCAAAGCCCGGATTAAAAACGCCAGCGGAGATAAAAAAGCCGAAGAAGAAGCGCTCTCGGCCTATATGCAGGCGGCAGGGCTGGGGGAAGTGCTCAGTGATATGCAGGCGCGTTCTGCCGCACTGGCACAGATTAAATATGGTCAGCAAATTAAAGATGATCTGATCAAAATTCAAAATACCGACGGGATTAAAAAACTCGATACCGATAAATCCAAACGGGATGAAACCTCAAACCGTAAATGGGATGTGGTCGCCAGTGAATTTACGGCGGCCATGGTGACGATTGGCGATGCGATTCGCCCGGTGACAGACTTTGTGGCGGATACGGCGGCGCAAGTGTTGAAGTTTGGCACAACGATCACGGCAAATAATCCGGCAATTGCACTGACTGCCTTAGCGGCTGGCATTGGTGTGGGGTTGGTTGCGCTAAAACGGGTCGCCGCAGGTGCGGGTACTTGGCTGGTTGGTAAGTCGCTGGAAAAAATGGGCCTGCGTTTGCCCGGTGCAGGGAGTGAGGGCAGCGCCGCAGGCGGGGCTGGTCACGCAGAGGTCGGTGTACAGCAGGTCTTTGTGACCAATTGGCCGGGCGGGTCTTTGGGCGGATCAAGCCGCAGGCCGTCAGTAGGTGGCGCCACATCGTCTACCAGCCCTGATGCACCGCAAGCAGAAGGGCCCGTACGGACAGGAAAGCGGGCCAAAATCGGCCGCGCATTTAAGGCGGGCGGGCGTTTGGTGAGCCGCTTTGGCGGATCAGTCATGGCGCTGGGGACCTTAGGAGCATCCGCTTATGGCAATTACAAAAATGGAGAGCACGCCCCCGAAGCTGCACTGCATGCAGGGGAGCAAAAAGCGCAGGCAAGTGATCCACCCGATGGCCTCAAAATTGGCGCCACCCTTGGCGAAATGATTGCGCCAGGCATTGGTTCGGCGGTAGGTGGCTTTTTAGATGATGCCGTGGGCGTCTTACGGGGTGGACAGGGAGAAGAAGGCGGGCAAGGTGGGGACGCGGGCGGTGTGCAAGAAGTCTTTGTCACAAATCTGCCGACAGGGGGCGGTCTTGATCTTTCAGGGGAAGGCGCCGATCGATCCGGAGGGGGCCGCGAGCGATCACGCCGAAGGCGTGGGCGCGGTGCAGGTCGGGTAAGACCTGCGCTGGGGCCTCTGCCTGCCGTGGAGCGGGTTGGCAAATTAGCCAAGATAGGCCAGGCATTTAAAACCGGCAGCAAAGTCTTGGGCAAGGTGGGCGGTGCGGCTTTGTCGGTAGCCGGTGCTGGCTATACGGCCTATGACACTTACAAAAACGCCAAGACAGCGCCGGAGAAAGGCGAAGGCTATGGCGGGGCTGCAGGCTCATTAGGAGGGGGGCTGGCAGGTGCCAAAATGGGGGCCGTGATCGGCACCATGATTGCGCCGGGTATAGGGACTGCGATTGGTGGCTTGCTGGGCGGGGCCATAGGCGCGTTGGGCGGTGAAAAAATCGGCGCGCTGATTGGTAAGGCGATTGCGGGTAAAGAGGAAGCAAAACCGCCTGCTCCTACTGTCCCTGTGCCACCTGTTGCACCGCCGGTCATTGTCCCTCCGGTTGTGAAGCCTGAACCTAAAGTCATTCCCAGTCAGGTCTTTACCTTTCAGCCCACGATTCAGGTGACGGTAAAGGGCGATGTTAAAAACCCGCAGCAGATTGCCGCTGAAATCGCCCCGCATTTGAAGCGCATTTTTGATGGCTGGCAGCAACAGGCCAGCCGCTCTGCCATGTATGACCCAATAGGCTGATTATGGATTTTATGCCCTTACTTCAGGTTGCCACCCAAGTGGCTGGCCGGTCTGCTGCTGTCGCCAATATGCGGATATTGCCGCGGGATATCTCTGTGGCAATCAAAGACACCAGAACTGCGGCCGAGCTCACTCAAAAAGCGGTGGGGTTGATTGCCAGTGCGGGGGAACTGCTGGATGGCCCCAATGCCCGTGCGGTGAGTCGTTCCGCTGGTGTGCTTCAGCTCGCTGTGCAAGATATTACCCGCAGCACCAGCCAGGCGTTGCGTGAAGCCGGTGCATGGCTGGATTTGAGCCATGGCGCCTTAAAGAAATCGATGGGGGGCGTGCTGGATATGCGTTCTGCTGGCGTTAATGGCGCTATTCGTGCGCGTGATGTTTTATTTGATGAAGGAATTCGTCGGGATGAGACCCCGATTGCCAAAGGCTTTTTATTAGAAATCGCCGCTGAAAAAGGCCGGATCTTTCGTTTCGCGCTGGGGCAGGCCGCATTTGATCGCCTGAGCCGGTCCAGCCAGTACGGTATTCAGTCACAAGAGCGGCTGACCCGCACGCCGGCTGAGCAAGCGGTTTCTAAAGGCGGTGAAACCATCAAAATTAATGGCGTGATCTATTTGGCGCAGCAGGGGACGGGGCATCTCGATACCTTACGTGAGATCGCCAGCGCATTGAAACCCGTCACGCTGACAACGGGCTATGGGCAATCATTTGGACGCTGGTACATCACTCACATTGAAGAGGATCAGGAGTTTCTCTTTACCGATGGTGCACCGCGTAAACAGACTTTTAATATGGAGTTTAAACGCTATGGCGAAGACTATCAGAACGTGTGATGGCGACCTGCTCGATCGCCTGTGCTATGCCGTTTACGGCCATGTGAAAGGCACGGTCGAAGCGGTGCTGGCCCGCAATCACGGGCTGGCTGCGATCAAACAACCTTATCCCTCGGGCGTCATGATCCATTTTCCTGATTTAGCTGCGCCGATGCGCGAAACCATTACGCTTTGGGAGTAGAGCATGCAACCCATCTTTAAAATTGTAGCCACGGCTGCAGGCCAGGCCACTGGGCGTGATATTACGGCCCTGTTGTCGGATCGGCTGCTCAGTATCCGGATTACAGATAAAGCGGGGATGGAGAGTGATGAGGCGGAGATTTCGCTGGATGATCGGGATGGCGCAGTGGCATTGCCGGCGCGAGGTGCACGGCTGCAGATTTCGTTGGGCTATCAGGAAACAGGGCTGACAACGCTGGGCAGCTATCGGATTGATGAAGTGGAATCCAGCGGCCCGCCACAACAAATTACCCTGCGTGGCCGGCCTGCGGATTTATCCGGCACGGTAAAAGCGGTGCGCCGCCATGCATGGGAAAACGTCACCCTCGCTCAGGTGGTCAAAGAGATTGCGCAGCGTAATAAGCTGACGCCGGTGTGCACGATGAAGGCCAGGGTAGAGCGGCTGGATCAGGTGAATGAATCGGATATCCACTTTATTACGCGGATTGCGAGACAGTACGACGCCACCGCCTCCGTCAAAGCCGGAAAACTGCTGGTCGTTCCGCGTGGCGGGCAGACTAAAAGCGTGAGTGGCAAAGCGATTCCGCTGCTGGTGTTACACAGGGCCGATATTAAAAGCTGGCGCTACACCCTTTCAGACCGGAATGAGTCGGGCGGCGTTGCCGTTAAAAGCCATAACAAAAAGACCGGTAAAACGCTGGAAATCATTGTGCCGGACAAAGACAATCCTTCTGCGCCTGTGCGGGCCGCTCGCCATTCTGTGCCCAGCACAGGTAGGGCGGGGGCAAGCGCAAAAGGGGCGTTAGAGCGAAATAACCGCTCCACCGGCACCTTAACGCTGGATCTGGCAGGCAGGGCAGATATCGTGGCCGAACGTAAAATCAGCCTGTCAGGCGTGAAGCTGGGGGTAGATGGCCAGTGGGTAGTGGATACGATTACCCATGATTTTAGTGCCAATGGCTGGTCCAGCAGTCTAGAGCTGGTGATCAGCAAAGCCCAGCTTAAGAAATCCAGAAAACCCGCGAAGAAGAAAAAGCCCGCTAAGAAACTGGTCTCAATCACCGCATAAAAAAGCCGTTTACGCGCATAAAGCCCCTTTTATTGAAGAAACCACACCCGCCTCGAGCGGGTTTTTTTATGGATCAAAACATGTTGAAAGACGATATCGGCAGCGTCGGCATTAGAACAGGATTCACCCTCAGCATTTCGGCGGTGGGCTCATGGAGCATGGATGAACTGATCCAGCTGGTGACCTTGCTTTATCTCGTATTGCAGATTGGCTTACTTGCGCTCAAGTACTGGCGCGTGCTGCGTAAACGTGGAAATAAAGAGGAGAAAGCGAATGATGAATAAGAAAATCATCAGTGCTGCGGTGGCGGCGGCCATCGGGCTGGCCACGCCGGTGGTGATGCACTTTGAAGGGCTGCGCACCGCGGCGTACTCGGATCCGGTTGGCATTCCAACCATCTGCTGGGGCCATACTGGGGCAGAGGTCAAGCTGGGGCAAAAGAAAAGTTCGGATGCCTGCAAAGACTTACTGATCGCGGATCTGCTGACGGCCAACCGAGCGATCGATGCTTGCGTCACCGTGCCGCTCACTGCCAATCAACGCGGTGCTTTTGCCTCTTTTACCTTTAATGTTGGGGGAGGGAAGTTCTGCCGCTCAAGCTTGCTTAAAGAACTCAATGCCGGCGATACAGCGGGCGCATGTGCAGAGCTGAGTAAATGGGTCTACGCCGGCGGAGAAAAACTCCCCGGGCTGGTTCGCCGCCGCGCTGCAGAGCGGGCTTTGTGCGAGCAAACCTCATGATACGGGCCACGATCATTGCTGCCGCGCTGGGTTTTGGCGCGGGCTGGCTGGTGAATGGCTGGCGGCAGGATGCGCTGGAATTAGTCGCTCAAAAAGCCGCCATCAGCGCGGCAGTTAAAACTCAGGCAAAAAGCGAGGCCATTGCTTCAGCCGTAGAAGGGCGCCTGGCCGCGCTGAAAATTACAGAACGCATTATCGACCGAGGAGTCATCCGTGAAATTAAAACCAATAGCACGATCTATAGCCGTGAGTGCTTGCCTGCTGCTGGGCGCTTGCTCATCAATGCCGCCGCCAAAGGCCATGCCGCAAGCCAGCCTGCTGGTGCGCTGCCCCTCAGAGCTGCCGCCGCTGACTGACGGATCTGCCGGGGATGTCCTGCAAACCATGACCGAATGGGCTGCCATTTATCATGATTGCCGGATTAGGCATGATGGGGTGATTGATTGGGCTTTATAAATGGTTAAAAAAACGCCCCGTTACTCTACTTTATTTGAAGCTTTACACACCTGTTTTTAGTCCGTACGGTATTTTACTTACGTTGACTGGCTGATGAATTAGTGAATATACACAAACAGGGTAAATCATAAAACAGGTAGGTTAAAGCTTCGTGTAATATTTTGCGGTCGCCATACCTCGTTGATTTATTATGAATCTTAGTGATCTGCTTGCTTCCTTTGCCTCTGCGTTTAGTCAAGAGCAGCGTCTTATCTCTCTCCAATTGGGCGATGGCGCAGCGTGGGGCGAGCAGCTTTTACCTCAGCGTGTGACGGGCAGCGAGGGGATTAATCAGGCTTACCGTTATCAGATCGATTGCTTGTCACCCGATGGGGCTTTAGAGCTTAAATCGCTGCTTGGCCTGCCGATTGTTTTATCTGTGGCAGATGCCAATGGCGATGAGATTGAGCGCTGTGGTGTAATCTCGCAGGCGCAGCTTTTAGGCTCGGATGGCGGCTTCGCTAAATATTCCATCACCGTAGAGCCACCTTTTGCGCTGCTCAGATACCGCCGCACTTCTCGCGTTTTTCAGGATTTATCCGCCCCCGATATTGTGAAACAGGTACTGGCCGAGCATCAGGCCAAAAACCCTGTATTTGCTTCGGTACAAACGCTGGATTTTAAATTATCAGGCGAATACCCGCCGCGCTCTTATTGCTTGCAATACCGAGAAGACGATTTTGCGTTTTTGTGCCGCTTAATGAAAGAAAGCGGCTTGGTATGGCGCTTCGAGCATTTGGCCGGAGACACGCCTCAGGTTCAACTTATTGTATTTGATGACGCCTTTGCCCTACCCGAAGCTGCAGAAAGTGCGGTGAGATTCCACCGCTCGGACGCCACAGAAGAAAGTGATTCGCTCACCACATGGAATACTCAGCGGCAAATTGGTAGCAGCTCAGTTTCCCTTGCCAGCTTTGATTACAAAGCCAGCAGCACCAGCCATAGCCTAAGCGATAGCACGGTTGATCAAGGCGATGGCGGGCAGCAAATCCAATCCAGCTTCGAATATTACGACCCACAAGCGCATTACTACGCCAGCGATTTAGACCAGCTCAACCACGATGCCAAGCTGCGCCAGGACGCTTTAGACGGGCAAAAGAAATCATTTAGCGGCTCCGGCACATTACGTAGCTTGCAAGCCGGGCAATGGTTTTGCTTAGAAGATCACCCCGCCCACGAATGGGATAGCGCCGAGCAGCGCGAATTTGCCGTCACCGCGCTTCAATTCACCGCCAATAATAATTTGCCGGTGGATCTAACCCAGCAACTTGGCTTAGTTGCCCCAAGCCTGCTTGCCACTTCGGGTAAAGGTAACGCGCCTTACCAAGCCGATTTCACCGCCCAAAGACGCGGCCAGCCTGTGCTTAGCCATCTTGGTGAGCAAGAATTTACCAAGCCCACCAGTCTTGGATTGCAAACTGCCACGGTGGTTGGCCCTGCCGGCTCCGAAGTCCATACCGACGAGCAAGGGCGGATAAAGGTGCAATTTCACTGGCAGCGTGCTGCCGAGCACCCGGAGTTTGGCGCCAACCTAGATGACAAGTCCTCCTGCTGGATACGCGTCGCCGCGCCATCGGCAGGCGCAGGCTGGGGGCATCAGTTTATCCCGCGTATCGGGCAAGAAGTAACCGTCAGCTTTATAGAGGGAGACATCGACCGCCCCGTAGTCACTGGCGCTGTCTATAACGGAAGCCATTCCGTGCCCACCTTAAGCAGCGCAGGCGTCTTACCTGCAAACAAAACGTTATCCGGCATCAAAACCAAAGAGCATGAAGGTGGCCAATACGGCGAGCTGCTGTTTGACGATACTAAGGGTGAAGTGCGCACCAAGCTATCGAGCGAACACGGCAAAACCCAGCTCAATCTTGGCTATTTAATCCATCCGCGCACCGACGGCAAAGGTGAGCCACGCGGTGAAGGGTTTGAATTACGCACAGATAATCAAGGCGCAATCCGCGCCAATGGCTTGCTGATCAGCACCGAAGCCAAAGGCGGTGCATCCGGTAAACAGCTCGACCACAGCCCCGCGCAAAGCCAGCTTGAATCGGCCTTGGCGCTTGCACAAAGCCTAGGTGAAACAGCGACCAACCAGCTTGCAGACACCATAGAAACTGGCGAAGACAATAAAACAATCAATCCGGACAATAGCGCGGGTGATAAAAACATCCAAGGCCATTTGCACCATCATATCCACGCCAGTAAAAGCCTAGAAGCAGGCACGAATACGGATAAAGACGGTAAAAGCCAGTCCGAAAAACAAGCGGGCCAGCAGAATATTATCCTGCTGCACGGTGAAGACGGCGTGGCTATCACCAGCCCGCAAAGCCAAACTCTTACCGCAGGCACCAACTTAGATCTGGTCGCCCAAAGAGACACCAACCAAACTTCTGGCCGCCGCTGGATTCACAACGTCCGCCAGAACATCAGCTTGTTTGTAGCTGGGGTAAAAGACAAAGTCGCTTTAAAACTGATCGCAGCCAAAGGCAAAATCCAGTTGCAAGCGCAGAGCGACGATATCGAAATCACTGGTGATAAAGACCTGAAAGTAACTGCTTGCAAGGGGCTGCTCAGTATTTCGGCTAAAGATGAAGTTTTAGTTACGGCTGGTGGCGGGTATATCCGGCTAAAAGGCGGCAATATCGAGATTCATTGCCCCGGCACTGTCACGGTGAAAGGCGCTAATCACGATATGAGCGGCCCAGCGAGCTTAACACCCCAATTTGTGCCCTTTGTTAAAGCCAAGGATTGTTCACAAAAAATGAAAGATGCCGCTGCGGGTGGCGCAGCCGTTCTTTGATACACAGGCCAAAATTAATGCAAAGCACAGCACTGTTTGACCCATGGCCTCCACTGGCTATAGAACCGACTCATATTATGCAGCTGGCAGCACAAATTGGATCATCAAAACAAGACGGCGCTTTTTATCTGCTGATTGATCCCATGTTGGGCGAGCCACGCCCCTTGGATGGCGGGCCAGATGCTGCGCCGCCAGAAAACACGCCTACTCTGCAAGACTCCCGCACAGCAGCGTGGGACGGGCGAAGCATCACCATGCTGACTTTTAACGAGCCGCCTTTGCCTTATGCTCAATTGCCCTATTTAGTGCAATTGCAGGGCAAAGAAGACCCTTTATTTGCAGAGTCTATTCAGATTGCCTTAGAAAATAATCTGGCACTGCTAGATAGAGGCTTTGGCGGGCTACCTGTATGCGCTTGGCTACAAAGCCATGCGAGTAGTGAAGAGTTGGCCGCATGGCTGGCCAGAATGATGCAGCAAAGAATAAAGGGGCAAACAGGTAAGCGTTATTTAAGAGCAGCTGACCCCAGAACATTGCCCTTACTTTTAGCGCTGCTGGGTGAAGAGCGCATCAGTCTGTGGCTTGGGCCTGTTGCTAACTGGTATTTATTATCGATTGACGGCAGAGTCACTCATCTACAAAGCACTAGGGGCAGCCAGGCAACGCTGACATTAAAGCCCCATGAAGCAGAAGCCATCCTCGATGCTGAGGCAATTAACCGTACTTTAGCGCAATGGTATGCCACGCGATCAGCCCCCTATGCCCAGATGTTTTTAAATGGACGGCTATGGGTTAAAACGGCTAGGGAATTGGGCTGGCCGCAAATCGATGATCAAGTGGCCTTTGCCCTCTATGCGGATCGATATCCGCAGTTTTGGCAGCACCCATCCATGAGCGCAATTTTTAAAAACGCCAAAGAAACTCAAACGCCTTTGAATACCGCCTTGGCTGAAATCACAGCAAGCCAGTGGGATCAGATCATGCTGCACTCACCACAAAAAGAAAACCAATGACAGATACCTGTAGAGCGTGTGAAAAAAGTGGACTGCCTATTCTATTGGTGCGCCCCTCAGTGATTGCGAATAAAGCAGATTTACAGCCATCCGGCAGTGCAAAGCTGCTTTCGCACGCCATTGCGCAAAAAGCGGCTCAGCTTGCTACGCCTAAGCAATCGCGCTATGTACTGCGAACCCTGCGCCGGGGCTATTTATATGTGTTTTATGAAACCCCGCCAGCAGGCAAAAAAGATGGCTGGGATATTTACCGGATTACGCCAGAAGGGGCGCTTTACTCTGCCTCACATCCCTCCTTTTATTTAGCAGAGCCTTTTTCTTGTAATAAATCCGGCCATTTGCATAAAGTGCGTTTGCTGACGATTCCCCAAGCGCATAAAACGGGGAAAATATGGCTGGCGTATAGCGCCAACTTATGGAATGACAAGCTAAAAAAAGCCAATCAAGCCAATCCCAAAGTCATGCAATGCCTTGATGTTAAAGCCTACTTAGATAGCGGAAAAGCACCAGATAATGCATTTGTTGCCAAGGCAGAAAGCCCAGGGAAATTTGTTGCTGAATATGCGCTGCGCAATGTAAGCCCGGGCAAAGATGCGGAGCCCTACTTCCCCTTTAAAGGCGGAGTAGATGCGCTTGATCAACTGAATGGCCATATGCAGCAATTGGGCAATATGCACACCAAGACCAAAGATAAAGGCCTTGTGTTTGCCCTACCAGACCCAGTTGCGGTTTCTGCCGAGCTCAATCACTTGCGCATGCGTGCGCTGGTGAGGAAGAGTGAAGTTGCCGTCCCTTACAGTCGGGGTGTCTTATGCTCAGGCTTGCTTATTGGTTTAAAGAAATGCATCGGTGATGATCATTATAAGAAGACTGGAACCACCTTATTCGATGGGGCACAAAGACGTATAGGCTCAATGAACAAAGCGCTATATGACAAAAACAAACTTAACCCCTCTTTTCGACCTAGCCTAAAAGACACAGTATGGAAGCCAACTCATGCGGGGCAGCCTGTTACACCAGCAAGTATGGGAGAGGTTTATCAGCTGGAAGATGATGCACTTCGTAAGACGAAGGCTAATGAGCGCACCCAAACAGACTGGGCAAAACTAAGTACTTTTTTTGATGAGCCAAAACGTGCACAGTTTATGCTCGAGTATGATAAAAAAATGGCTGAGATGGATCAGATCATCACCTCATACGATGATGATTACGTCGCTGCCTCTCAAAAAAACGTGACTGATTGTTTTGCCCTGCATTTTGATGAAAATGACCCGAACGATCCTAAGCAAACCCACCATAGTGCGGGGGCTTGCTATAGCGAGGAGGCTTTTCATGTTTACGGCGGGGGCAGCCTAGGCCCTAGCAGCGCTGAGCTTGCATATAAACAGGCAATCAAAAAAATTAGTGAGCAGGATGCAGTGATGCTGCGCGCACAGCTTTCTAATCAAAAATCGCTGTTTGAATATGTGGCCGAAGATAATCAGGCCAAAACCTATAATCTGCTCAAAGATTTACTTATGCCACAGCTTAGCCCTAAGTTTAGCTGGCTGAATGAGGCGGTCTTTGGCTTTCATCAGGGCGTTTCTACAGCGCTAATTGGCGGGGCGGTTGGCTACGCAAGCGAGCACAGTAGCTTTAAAGTAATAGAAGGTAAGCTACTGGGCATGACTTTGCTTGGCCAGAATATGGAGCATATTCTGGCTGGTGTGCTTAATAAAACCAAGATCAAGCCTCGGCCCCTATTAGTCAGTGTGTTCTTGCCTTTTGATGAGGCGATTGCATTACTTGCTAGTAAGCGTTACACGCCAAGTAAAAAACTGATAAATAGCATGCGCAAGCAAAGCTTGATTGAGCTGCATGTACTCACCGATACCGATAAGCTGAAGCAAGCTACACAAAGCGCCACGGCCCTAAAAGACGCTGAAAAAGTATCCCTCAAAGTCTCGAAACTCAATTTAACCGCACAAGGCTTAGAGGGGATACAAAAAGTATCGGCAGAGGATTTTGGCAAAATGTTTGCGCAGCAAAGGCACGTGGCAGAGACGGCCAAAGAAGCCTTATATAACTTAAAAGAAAACAGCTGGCGTGGTAGTAAAGCGGTCTTTATCAAGGCAGAAGGCCGCATTGCCATCGGCTTTTTATCCCTGCAAATGCTGGGCTTAAATGGCAGCCTTCAATCTTTAGCTGCTGCCAGCCCAGAAGATCAAAAAGCTTTGCGCGATGCTTGGTTTGGGATTGCCAGTAATGGCTCTGGGACGGTTGGGGCAACTGGGGATATAGCAGGTATTGCTGCGGCGCAATTTGCAAAGCATGGTGCTCTTACTATGGTTTTAAAAGCCGTAGGGGGCTATGCGGGCTGGGGGGCTTTGCTGGTGGATAGTGCGCAGGCTTTTGTTTTTGCTGGGGAAAACTATAAACACAACAATAAATTAGCTGCTTCTTGGTTCCTTACTGGTGCATTATATGGTGCAGGTGGAGTTGCTGGTATTGCGGCAACAACAGAAATAGTTGCTACATGGCTAGGAACAGGGGAGATTGTTTCTGCTACAGCTGTGGCCACAGAGGGTGGGATTGCTATTTTGGGTATGAGCTTAACCGGCTGGGCCTTGGTTTTAATGGGGCTAGGTGTACTTGTATATTCTGGCTCTGCAATGCTAACACCCACCGCGCTACAGGATTGGGCCGAAGATTGCTATTTTGGTAAAGAAAATAGGTTTAGTACATCGGCAGAAGAAGAAAAAGCTTTATTTAAGGCTTTAAAAAAGAGCCGCCAATCTGAATCTGAACCTCAAATTAAATATGAAGAAAAAAAACCTTCGCCCGTAAATAAATCTGCACCCGCCTCGATTAAATATCTGTGAGCTTATTAAAAATGACATTAAATACGGCAACCACCACTGCTTATCGTGTACTGCAAGGTGAATACCCGCCAGCAATGATCAATGCATCCAGCTTGGGCATTGTCACGTATCTGAATAAGAAAACAACCACGCGGCAAAGTGGCAGTACGCTGAGCGAAGTTAAAACGATCTATCCAGCTGCCATCGAGTTGGCCAGTACTACTCATTATCAGCGTGGCCTTTTAACTGTGTTTGCAATGCTTGTTATTTTTGGTTTTTTTCCCGTAATGTTATATGGCACTTATATTGGACTATTGTTGTTTTCAGCAGCAATCTCTGATCTAGATGTGGTGCTTTTCCTAATGGTGAGTTTTGGGCTGACAATCTGTATTTTAAGTGTATTTTTCTCATTTCATCTCGGCATTTATCAACTTAGAGTCGATATGTTTTCACTTAAAAACGACAGCTTGTTTTTTGATAGGAAAAAGAAAAAAGTTTACCGTGTTTTTAGAAACATACCTGGCCTTATCGATTACGTTAGAAACAGCTTAAAAAAACGTAATCCATTTTATGCTTGGCCTACCGTGATTGTTGAATACGATTGGGATTCTTTAATCTTTGTTTATGTTTCAAAAGTTGTGATGTTGGGGCAATTACCATCAACGGTTCACACCCTGGGGGTGGGGATTAAAGATCCTGATTTTGCACAAAAACAAGTCGCAAAAAGTGACCATGATAAAGCCTGGGATCAAATGCTAAAGCACGAGGCAATACCAGACTTTGTTGGTTTCTTTACCATTGGTAATCCACTGGTCATGAGTGAATATTCTGTGCAGGCATTATGGGCCTATCTGCATGCCTATATGGAAGAAAACGGCCCAGCCTTGCCTGTTGGTGAGTCTTTAGCTGAGGCCGCCCCTAATAGTTGGTGGCAATCTATGGGGTGTATTGGCCCATATGGTCCAAATATAAAAAAGTGGAATCAAGACCATCCTATTTTTGTGGTGATGTCCTTTTTGTTTTTCCCTATCTTTGGACCATTGTATTTACTCTGGGGAACCTTTAATTGGCTTTCGCATAAAACCGCATTCGAAGCCCCATTCCCCCCAGAAATCCGTGCAGAGTGGGGAGAGCCAGTACTGCCCAAAAAATAAGCCTTAACGCGGCTATTGCCTTGTGCGATAGCCGCGGGTGAAGTGGGAATCATAGCAAATAGATTAATCATTCAATCCCATCTAAAAAATTAAAAGCTTATGACTCCAACTGCCTCAACAACAGCCTATCGCCTATTAAAGGGCGAATACCCTTCCGCCATTATTGATGTATCTAGCATTGATATTGCAGCATACCTAAGTAAAGAAACGACTGCGCGGTGCAAAGGTAGCAGCTTGAACGGCGTTAAAACGATTTACCCAGAGGCCATCGAGCTGGCGAGTACAACTCATTATCAAAGAGGCTTGGTCACCTTATTTTCGCTACTTGTCTTTTTTGGGGGCTTACCCCTAATGTCATACGCATTGTATGTCTGCTTTTTTGAATTAGAAATAGAAGGATTATTCACTTTTTTATTTAAATTTGTTTTTATGACTCTTAGTGGCTTGGGTGTGTTTTATGCACTTCATATTGGGCTTTATCAGCTTAGAGCTGATATGTTTTCTCTTAAAAACGATAGCTTAATTTTTGATAAGAAAAAGCAAAAAGTTTATAGAGTTTTTCGTGACACACCCGGGCTTATTGATTATATAAGAAAAAGTTTTAAAAAACGCAATCCATTGTATGCTTGGCCAACAGTGATTATTGAATACGATTGGAATTCATTAATATTTGTTTATGTTTCAAAAGTTGTTATGTTGGGGCAATTACCATCGACGGTTCACTCCCTAGGTGTGGGAATTAAAGATCCTGATTTTGCACAAAAACAAGTCGCCAAAAGTGACCATGATAAAGCATGGGATCAAATGCTAAAGCATGAGGCAATGCCAGACTTTGTTGATTTCTTTACGATTGGTAATCCACTGGTCATGAGTGAACATTCCGTTCGGGCATCATGGGCGTATCTGCATGCCTATATGGAAGAAAACGGTCCGGCCTTGCCTGTTGGCGAAACTTTAGCCGAAGCTGCCCCTAATAGTTGGTGGCAATCTATGGGGTGTATTGGCCCATATGGCCCAAAAATAAAAAAGTGGAATCAGGACCATCCTATTTTTGTGGTGATCTCCTTTTTGTTTTTCCCTATCTTTGGACCCTTGTATTTACTCTGGGGCACCTTTAATTGGCTTTCGCATAAAACCGCATTCGAAGCCCCATTCCCTCCAGAAATCCGTGCAGAGTGGGGGGAGCCATTACTGCCAAAAAAATAAGCCGCAGTGCTGCTGTTGCCCATGATTAGCAAACTAGTTTAAAAAAAGCTGCATCAACTACAAAAGAATTTTTTATGGCAAACAATGAAAAACCTATCAAAATAACCCCTGATGACTCGATGGATGTCTTTACTAACTCAGATGGAGTTTTGGTTTTTTCGTCTAAAGATTCAATCAGCATGGATTTAACGAGTATCAAATCCGTTGGCATTGAAAATATTGTTGATATTGATAGGCACGAGATCACTCCGCTATTTGACTCAGTATCTCATTACATAAAGTTCAGGGGAAAAGGCGAGGTGCAATTTTCTTACAATCTAAGTGGCATGCTACTCGAGCTTGCCACTACAGACGTTCAAATTGTCATTAGACACAATGAAAACATTGTTTTTAGAAGAATGCCTGATTAAATACTCAACAACTCCTCCCAGCAAGTTGTATAGCGTGGTGATCGATGATGCTGATTCATCTGGCTGGCGTGGCTCATCAACTCTGCGGCGCTACGCAGGGTATGGCGACCAAAGCGCTGATTGATCGTATCCATTGCCGCCATTAATTTCTCCCGCTGCGGGCTGGCGGCTTCTGCAAATAGATCCATCTGTTGCGCAGCTTTTGCTTGTATACCATCCAGCATCACCCCCGCTTTTTGATAGGGGTAGCCCGGCACAAAGATTTGCTGCAAGCCTGCCATCGCAGCGCTTTGTAGCAATAAAGTGTCATCTGTTGGATTAGCCAGCTGCATCACAATAGAGCGACGCATCGGTAAATCACGCTCACTAAATGGATTGGTGCGAATAAACACCATCAACTGGCTGGCCAGCGATTGCTGATGGCGTAGCTTTTCTGCTGCCGTGCTTACATGCAAAGCAACGGCGGCCTGAATCTCACTCTGCAGCCCTGTTTTACTTCCAAACGAGCGGCTAGACATAATTTGCAGTTTAGCTACCGGCACCTCATCCAGCTCCAAGCAGGCCTCACCATTTAACTCGCGAATGATCTGCTCCATCAATACGCTGTAACGGCTGCGCATTTGGCTGGCCGGTGCACACTTCAAGTCATACACCGTGCAAATGCCATCAAACTCCAGCTTGCGGGCCAAGCGTGGACCAATCCCCCATACTTCACCTACAGGCAGACTTTGCAGTAAGTCTTTAAGCGCAGATGGCTCAATCTCATGCAGATTACAAACACCTGTTGCCGCCCAGGGCTGGATCTTCTTCGCCACATGATTGCAAAGCTTAGCCAGTGTTTTACTAGGTGCAATCCCCACACTCACCAGAATACCCGTACGCTGCTTTACATCACGGCGTATTTGCTGGCTGTATTGCGTGACATTGGCAAAGCCGCTTAAATCTAAAAAACTCTCATCGATTGAATAGACTTCTTGCTGCGGAGAATAGCGGCCTAAAATTGTCATCACCCTACGGCTTAAATCCCCATACAGCGCGTAATTACTCGATCTAACCACCACGCCATGCTCTTTAATCAAATCACGGATCTGATACAGCGGCACGCCCATAGGAATACCCAAGGCCTTACTTTCCGCACTACGTGCGACCACACAGCCATCATTGTTCGACAACACCACAATGGGGCGCGTGCGTAATTTGGGCTGAAATACCCGCTCACAGGACGCGTAGAAATTATTGCAATCCACCAATGCCATCTGCCGCAACATCAAAGCCGCCTCGCAATACCCGATACCACCCCAAAGATCTCTAGCTCTTGCCCTGGGCTCACCACAATAGGCGAAAACAAAGCATTTGCCGGCTGCAGAATCAACTGTGAGCCACGGATAATCAAGCGCTTTAAGGTGAATTCACCCTCCAAAGACGCTACCACAATATCGCCCGAAACAGCCTGCCTGCCACGATCCACAATCAATATATCCCCATCACAAATATGGGCGTCTATCATCGAATCGCCTGTAGTACGCAGTAAGACCGTCGAGGCTTTATCGTGAATTAGATGCTCATCAAGGCTTAGATAATCATCGAGATAGCCCTCGGCGGGGCTTGGGAATCCCGCATGAATCGGTGTATCGCAATACGCCAGAGGAATACGATGGGCCGAACCAGCACAGCGATAAACAGGCCAATCAGCCGTATGAAGATTAACCATTGGGGGTATCACCAAAATAGAACGATCGTTCTATTTTGAGTGCAGTCAGGCGGGAGGTAAAGAGAAATATGACGAATGACCACCAGACATGAAAAGGGCAGACCAATGCCATGGCAGTGTCATCGCGGGCATATTTGGCAGGCTCCGCCAAGCCGGGTGTTGCATAGAAGTTGGTGTCCTCAGTGTGCGCACTTGAACAGGATTACTAAGCCAGGGAGTACGGGCCGTGCTAAATATGAACCTAGTTATGGTGGATAACCCTTTTCGCAGCCTTTAGGGATAAAAAATGGCCAGTTGAGTGTTTATTGTTTGAGGCTAAATTAAGTATTTAAAACATGGAACAAACAGAACGATCGTTCTATAATGGGTAATGCAAAATATTCGTTGTGCCCAATGCCATAAAAAGCTCGCAGAGGGTCGGTATTTAGAGCTATCCATCAAATGTCCGCGTTGCGGTGCATTCAATTATCTGAAGGCCCCGAGCCTCCAATCAGACCCTATCAGCGGGTCTTTGGCCGGAGCTTTCTATGTCAACATCCCCAATCATTCCCTGGATGGGCGGTAAACGCCGCCTTGCGGATAAGCTGCTTGCGTTGTTTCCCCCTCACGAGTGCTATGTAGAAGTATTTTGTGGCGGCGGGGCGCTGTATTTCTTAAGACCGGTGCCTGCGCCGGTTGAAATCATTAATGATATCAATGGCGACTTGGTCAATCTCTACCGCGTGGTGCAAAACCATATGGAAGAGTTTGTCCGGCAATTTAAGTGGGCGCTGTCCTCGCGCCAAGTCTTTAAATGGCTGCAAGATACGCGCTCAGAAACGCTGACCGATATTCAACGTGCAGCGCGGTTCTTTTATCTGCAGCAGCATGCCTTTGGCGGCAAGGTCAATGGCCAGTCATTTGGCACGGCCACCACGGCCCCGATCGTTAATCTGTGCCGCATCGAAGAAAATATCTCCTCTGCCCACCTGCGCCTAGCTGGTACCGCGGTAGAAAACCTCAGCTGGCTGGATTGCATGCGCCGCTACGATCGCGCCCATACCTTCTTTTATTGCGATCCGCCGTACTGGCAAACCGAAGGCTACGGTGTGCCGTTCGAGTTTGATCAATACTTGGCCATGGCCGACTTTATGCGCAATTGCCAGGGCAGGGTAATGGTCAGCATCAACGACCACGCTGACATCCGGCAAGCCTTCGAAGGCCTCACCATGCAGGGGCTGAGCATCAAGTACAGCAACGGCAATAATGGTAAGCAAGGCCAGATTGCCAGCAGCAAAGAGCTGGTGATTACCAATTGGGATGCGGGGGACTTGGGGGGACTATTTTGAATAGCTAAAAGAGTATTTTGCTTAAAGCACTAAGGTAACTATTTCTGCCAAAATTTTCGCCAATATTTAGCTTTTATGTGATGTTTTTAGCATCATTATATGTTATAAAACCTATAGTTAGGTGTTTTTTAAAAATAGCCAAAGTTTACGCCAAAGATCATCGCAGGATTGTTGCCCTATGCCGAGCTTGTACACCTCCCCGTTTTCAATGTCTCCCTTGCTGCCACGCCAAGGCACGCCTCAGATGGAGGCGCTATCAGAGAAGGCTTCGGCGCTGATCTATTCATCCTATCAGCAGCATTGCCCGCAGGGTATTGCAGAGATTCTGCGCGAGGCGTTGCGGCCGATGAATTCTTATTACACCAATAAGATTGAGGGGCAGCATACAACCCCGTTGTTGATTGCGCAGGCCATGAGCAAGGATTTCTCTGCCCGGCCGGATGAGGCGCAGAAGCAGCGGGCGGCTTTAGCTTGTATGCAGGCTGAAGTGTGGGCAGAGGGCACTATTGGCTCACCGGGTGTTCTGCCTGCCGGGGGGCTTTTTTTTGGTTCTGAATTTATTCGTTCTTTACATCACGCGATGTATCAGCATCTGAGTCTGGAGGATCGCATGGCGCGTGGGGTTCATCAGGATGGCTCTGCTTGGAATGAAGAGGTGACCCCAGGCCAATTGCGTAAACATGATGTTCAGGTGGGATTGCATATCCCGCCCAGCAAAGATTATCTGCCGGCGTTTATGGACGAGTTCCATAATGGCTATCGCTTTGAGCTGAGGGGAGAGCGCGCCGTGATTGCTATTTTGGCGGCGCATCACAGGCTGGCCTGGATTCATCCCTTTGGCGATGGGAATGGGCGCACTATCCGTTTGCATACCCATTCTGGCCTTCATGCCTTGGGGCTGACCAAGGGGATCTGGTCGCCGATGAGAGGGTTGGCGCGAAATCACGCCCGCTATAACGAGGTGCTGGCTCGGGCTGATTTACCGCGGGAAGGGGATCAGGACGGGCGCGGTAATTTATCTGAAAAGCACTTTATTCAATTTATCGACTTTATGCTCGATACCTGCCTTGATCAGGTGAGCTTTATGAATCAAATGCTGGAATTGACAGGCTTTGAAGAGCGGCTGCATAAAATGCTGATGGCAGAATCTGTTTCAGCGGAAACACCCAATTTGCTCAAATTAAATAGTCTGCTGCCATTAAAATATCTGCTGCATGCAGGCCAGATGCCTAAACAAGATTTTAAAGCCATGCTGGGCGGTGATTCTGACCGCACACAATCCAGAGTGATTAAAGACCTGACCACCCTGGGTATTCTGAAATCAGAATCACTGCATGCCCCTTATAAGCTGGCATTTCCCATTAAGCTATTCAGGTACCTGTTTCCGGGGTTGTGGGTTGAGGCGGAGAGTGGGCAGTAGAGCGTGAAAAAAACAAGGGGACGGTGTACTTTTCGAGTTTGATCAAGGCTTGGCCATGGCCGGCGTTATCCACAATTGCTTGGGTCGGGGGGAGTTAGCATCAATTGTTAGTTGCAAGAAACTCGTGATTACCAACGGGAAGGCGGGACGCTGGGCTGGCTATTTTAGGGAGAAGTATAGTGGGTGATACGTGAAGTAATAAAAATCAAGGTATGCAAAGTAAGTAATGGTTTGCATTGTGAGGTGTTAATAATTGATTTAGTACTTACTTCTTGTCTGTTGCACCTCCCTAATAATTCTAGGCTAGGTATACTGCTGCTTACTATTACACTCATGTTGGCATAATGAAGTTTGATATTGTACACATTTCCGATCTCCATTTTGGAAATCCTCTCGCTCATCAGAAAAGTAGTGACATCAAGATTGCTTTAGATTCACTTTTAGGCGTTGTTGAGAACAAAATTGGGTCGTTTCTCGTTATCTCAGGTGATGTAACTTTCAAGGGTAGTCCTGATGGGTATGCTGAGGCGCAAGAAATCATTAGGTCTGCCATAATTAAAAATGGTTTTAATCTCAGAAATGTTCTTGTTTGTCCTGGAAATCATGATCTTATTAAAAGTGGAGGGAGGCTTGGATTTTCGCTTTTTGATGCGTGGAGTGCTGGCATTCGAAATGATACTCAGTGTCGGTTTAATAATAGCGGTGCATGCTTCATTAAGAGTGATGACGTAGATTTTTTGTTGATGAATACTTCATATCATTTAGATCACAAAATGGGTAAAGTTGATCTAGTGAAAGTGAAAGCGTTGCTTGAAGAACATTGCCCTGAAAAGACTTCTCATCGGTTTAGAATTGCCATTGCTCACCATCATTTTATTCCGGTTGAAGATGAGGATAGTTCTACAACAAGAAATGCTTACAGTGTGCTTTCTTTGTTGGATGACTATGGATTTTCTGCCCTGTTGCATGGACATCAGCATGCTCGATTAAGTTGTCGCCTCGGAGCTCGGGGGATGAAAATATCTGGTGTTGGATCCATGAGTTATTTAACACCAGGGTATATAAATAGCGTGGCTATTTATAATTGCGATGATCAGGAAATTAAAGAAATTAAATATTATGGTTTAACGCTAGATTCTAGTACGGGTCTGGTTGATATTAAATAACGTTTAGGTGTAATTAGATTGAAGCCACAATTTATTGTTTTTGAAGGTTTGGATGGTTCTGGTACATCCACACAAGCGTCAATGCTTGAAAAAGCCTATTTGACCTCAGGGTATAAGGTGATGCTGACGAGTGAGCCATCATCTGGTCCTGTTGGGAATATGATTCGGCAAGCATTTAAAGGGCGTGTGAAGTTCCAAGAAAATGCTCAACATTTTGATCATCAAATGGCATATTTGTTTTCTGCCGACAGATTTGATCATTTATATAATGACACTGATGGTGTCACTCAGATGATGAGTCGTGGCTTTTCAGTGATTAGTACCCGCTATTATTTTTCATCTTTTGCATATCATTGTACTCAGGATTCTGACTGGGAACTTGTACAGCGTCTGAATAAAGACTTTCCAGATCCTGATCTGGTTGTGTATTTGCGTAATCCAGTAGACGAGTCTGTACGACGTTTAGGTAATCGTCCAATTCTTGATAGCTATGAGAAAGCTGATAAATTAAAAATAGTTTCTGAGAATTATGAGAGAGTAATGTCTGAATATAAAGGAAAGAAATTAATTTTGGATGCGACTCTTGACCCTAATTATATTCATAAAATAGTAATGCAGCAATTAAAGCTATTGTATGAGTGAAATTAGCTTGTATGACTTACATGCGCAAGCCAAAGTTCAATTGGAACACGGGGCGAAATTTAATTGGATTTTGAACTTTGAGTGTAAAACAGCAGCTCTTGCTGGATTCGTGATGCTAGATGTTGAGAACGTTGCAGCAAAGTGGCGTTCTAAAAAGTGTCCTCCAGATTTGTATTTCACTCATGCTCAATATTATGGTGATGGGGTAGAATATATTATTGAGGATCTAAAAAGAAACTCATCAAGTAATCGAGCTCTTTATTCTTTGATTTCACAAGAGCAGATTGTTGAACTTGGTAAAGATGATAAACCAATCCCTTCATTTATGATTTTACAATGTCAAATTGAAGACGATGTATTATATTGTACTTGTTATTTTAGATCGTTAGAAGTTTGTAATTTTTTGAAAGTTAATTTAGAAGAAATTCGTCAAACATTAGCTGACATTTATGCGGGGATTCCTCATCTAAAAATAGTAAAGTTAACTATTTTTGCTTTCCGTGCATATTACAACAGTAGTTCTTCTTCTCTGGTGCGTCCACGTCTAGAAACTTTAAGCAGCCTAAGCTTACTTCGATATTTTACAAATGAGGTTAACCCATTAAGTATTTTAAGTAAGATGCTTAATGAACTTAAAGAGTCTGTAACGGTTGTTTCTGCCGCTCCACTGCTTAGCTTGAAAGAAGCTTTAGAGGCAGGGTTAAAAGGGACTGAACTAGATCCAAAATTGACCTCTCAATTGACTCTTGAAAGGTTGGAGGGCGCAATTGAAGCTGCTCGTGATTTAGAACAATTAAGGAAAAAAAGATCTCATGGAACGGCAATTGCTGATGCGACATTAATTTACCAAAAAAGTATCGATAATTTAATCTCTAATTTAAATGCATAGGTGTGACATGGATTTAGAGAAAATAATTGAGCTTCAAAAAGAGTTTGATAAGCAGCATCAAGGCAATGTTCCATTTTATGTGCCTATTACATCATCTAATGTGCAGGATTTAGAGCACTTAGTTGTTTGCATGCTCGGTGAAATTGGAGAGTATGCAAATATTTTAAAAAAAGTAGTACGTGGTGATTTAGATTACGAAACTGCTAAGCCATTATTAAGTGAAGAATTGACTGATGTATTTATTTATTTAGTTAAAATTTCTGGCCAGACAGGAATTGATCTTGAGTCAAATTATCTTGAAAAGATGAAAAAAAACAGTGATAAGTTTTCTAAGTGGAGACTACCGTGATCTTAGTAAGAGGACTCTCTCCTAATGCGGCATATTTACAGCTTTTAAATATTGCGACTCAAAACAACCTTCCAAAGGTTGAATCTAGGGTTGGTCCATGTATTGAACTAGGTCATGTTTGTGTTGAGCTCGACCAAGGTGAGCGACTTTGTTTTCTTCAAGGGAGGACAATTAATCCTGTTTTTGCACTTGTCGAAACTGCATGGTTACTTACTGGAAGTAATAAGCTTGCTCCATTGCAAGAAATTCTTCCTTCTTATGATCAATACTCTGATGATGGTGAAACCCTGAATGGTGCTTATGGGGTTCGTTTAAGGAGTTATTTTGGCGTTGACCAAATTAAAGATGCAATCGAACATTTGAGGAAACTACCTTTTAGTCGGCGTGTAGTTCTTTCTATGTATTCGGCGAAAGATATTAGTAGTTCATCACGAGATATTCCTTGTAATACACAAGTAATGCTTCGTATGGATGAAAATCGATTGTCGATGACAGTTATTAATCGTTCAAATGATTTGTGGCTTGGGGTTCCATATAATTGGTTTGCTTTCTGGGGGGTACAGCAATTCATCGCGAATGAGCTTGGGGTACAACCAGGCATACAACGACATATTAGTACATGCATGCATTTATATGAAACAAATTTTGAAAAAGCTGCAAAAGTTGTTAGTGAAAATTCATATGCATCAATTGAATTAATTGAAAAGAATATCAAACCATTAGAGGCAAGTTCATTGCTTTTAGATACATTAGCGTTGTCAAAAGTTGATTTTGATGCCGTTCAATCACCTATATTGCTACGTGCATTGAAGAAATATTCAATGTATAAAAATGAAACACTTTGTAGGACTAATTATTCCCATGAAGAGGTTGAAAATAATAATTTTTTAGATTTTACTATTGATAATTGGATTGAGAGTTGTAATTCTCCTAAGGAACCTGTTGTGAATAATAATACATTACGAAATAATTCCAATTTACCAACACATATTGCCATTCAAAATTGGATTTTAGATGATGATGTGATTGGTGAAAATTTATTAGGTCAATTGAAAAAAATTGCTAATAATGTTCGCCCATACTTGTTGGAAATTTTAGGTAAAAATTTGCCTAGTGGTGTTCGTATTGAATTGGATGAATTAGCATCTGAGAGTGTACTTGTGCATATAGTTCTTGAGTTAGTCTTAGGATGTGTTGATCCATTGCTGATTCGTTCTCCAGTCGGTGATCGAATGAAAAATAGACTACAAGAGATTAGAGATGTTTTAGAGTTACCAGCAGAAAAAATAAATGCTCGTGACGTATCAGATGAAAGTCTTCGCATTATATTTGGTAATATTTTAGAGTAATGTATTACTGATCGTGCTTTTTATATATTTTTACCACAATACTGTGGCTGTCTTAATTTGATTGTTTCGTTTGAAAAATATAACGGTTAGCAAGCACAGGTCATTTTCTACTTATTTTATGGTACTGCTTTAATTTTTATTGATCTTGTTACAGATGTTAATTCAGACTGTTTGCTTTGCTCATTATTCAATCAGCAGAGCCGTTTTTTTTTTGCTAATCAGTTGATATTTAAAGTTGAACGTGATGGGATTGTTGGGATATTCTCATGTACGAAAAATGTACGGGAGCCTTCTTGTTATCGTGTTCTGCAAGGGCTTTTAGGTGGTTTGTCTGTGCAGTGTAAAGATGTAACTTATTGTTTTTAAAGCGGTTGTGTGGTGATCTGTAAGTATGGGGTGCAAGGGGTCGGAGGTTCGAATCCTCTCATTCCGACCAATAAAAACAAAGGGTTAGCGAAAGCTAGCCCTTTTGTTTTGCCCGTTATATTAGAAGATGTTCTAATATAATCCCGCAAAGCGAGGAAAAAAGCAGAGAAAACGGCATTCTTACGGGCTATTTTTCGGGCTGTTTTTTTACTGGTAGCTTGAGAACTACCTCGCTGACTGGTGTTTCCCTGAGCTTGATGTAGCTCTCGGTCATTTCTTCATCAGTATGCGCACCGCCAACACTGATTTGCTTCACTGTATAGCCATCCCGCTTTGCATCGGTCATTGCCTTTGCTCGTAAGTCTTTTAGCGTTGCATTGCTAACACCTGCTCGTTGCGCTGCACGTTTCCACGCTGAGCCTATTCCTGTAGTCGTGTAAGGCTTTAAATCATGAGTGTGGATTACATACTCTGATTTGATCTCGCGCTCTGGATACGCTTGTCTTGCTCTACTTAAAACATCCTGTACTGCTTGGGTCATTGGAACTTGTACTTTTGCACCGCTGCTTTTTTCTGTTTTGGTCGGCGTAAATAAAATTCCTTCGGATGTGATTTGATCCCAGCGCAGCAATCTTATTTCTGTTGTTCGCTGGTACAGCAAGAAACAAAGATCCACGTAGCAACTGACCATTTTGCCACTTCGTGTTGGCTGGCCATCTAGCCCCATCAATAGCGCTTCTTTTACCTCGTTAAATTCATCGTCGGTGATATAGCGGCTTCGTTTCTTCGGCTTGGCGACGGATATTTCTCTGCATGGGTTTTCTGCTCTGTATCCTCTCCGACACGCCCATTTAAAAAAATCAGATAACCTCGATTGATACACCTGCGCCATTCTTTTACCTTCCCACTGGTCAACAAAAGAGGCGATATCAACAGGAAGTACATCAACAATATTAAATTGGCGAAATGCGGTTTCAATCGTTTCAAATATACCATTTAAATTCTTATTGGCTGTTTCGTGCATCAGCAAGCGTGGTAGATCTTTTGGGGCTTCTTTCGCTCGCTTTTTAAAGACATAAGATGCATAGTTTTTAAAGTGGGTAGGAAAGTTGCCTTCTTCATCTGTTTGAGTGTTATGGCTAATTATTTTTTGCGCGGCAAGCCTTGCATTTAATTCACCATCTGAAACTAGGCAAAGGCTATGCCACTGCCTTGCCTTCCCATCAATTGGGCTAATTGTGTAATTGGCAGAGAAAAAATAATAGCGATTATTTTTAATATAAATCCTGCTATTGGTTAGTCCCTTATTTTTCTCACGTTTTCGAGTCATTAGTTTCTCAATATTACTTGTGGGCGTTTAACAGCATTGGGGGCTTCAGGTATCAGGCCATATTGTTTTTTTAATAGTTCACTGTAAATTGCATGATTAAGGATTGGCCCTTTCGCATCACAAGCAATATTGATATTTAAATGCTGTTTAAACCATTTTACTTGTGCTGATGTTTGCTGCTTCCCTGTTAGCTCGATGAGTTCTTCTTTATTAATTCTAATGCTGCTCATGTTTTGGCTCCTGTATTGGTCCAACGAATTCAAAGCTCGCCATGCCATAAGTTAATCTTTCGGGGTTGGCGATATATAAAACTTGCCAGTCCTGCTTTGGGTGAGCCCGCCACCAGTAGTGGCCGCTCTCGGTGAGTTCGGATATCCGCTTTATTTCCATTTATCTGCCTGCAATGCGCTGGGCTTTTTGCTTCGTGGCGTTATACCCTTGCCAGTCCTTGGCGCATTCCTCGCAGCAGAACACCGCATCATTGACGGCGACCGCGCTGCACCAGCGGCATTCCCCGCTTGGCTGAGGGGTTTTATCTTTGTTTAGCTTTGCGCTGGCGAAGTGGGCGGCTATGGCGTTGCAGCGCATCAGCTCTGATACATCGCTGGCTTGGTCTATCTTGTCGCTCATGGTTCAGATTCCTATTTAGATCAATGAATGCTGCATACGTCGGGTTAGATGCGGCAGGCGTAGCAGTGCCTTGGTCGTGCTTTAATTTTTGTTTTTGGCGTCGAGATAAGCCTGAGCGCCGTACTTCTGGGCGTTTAATCTGGCCCGCTCGCTTAGATCCGGTGGGGCTTCTTCTCTTCTTATGCCTTTATCATTAAGTGCCTGATCCAAAGTGCAAGAAACAGTTAATGCCACATGACCTAGGGTCGAAGGCTTCGCCCTCTCCCGACGCTTGCGCTTCGCTTCAGCGGCAAAGGCCACACCTAAAAACACAGCCTCTTGTTTCTGCTTTTGGGCGCGTTTCATTTCTGCGACTTCGTGCGGGCTGTATTCGATATGTGATGCACCCTTAAATGGGCCTTTTTGGGCGTGGCAAGCTTTGCCCAGCCGCGCTTTGCCTTTGGCACCCTGCACTTTCCAGCCTTCCTTATGGGTAAGCACTTGGCCGCGTTGGCTCTTTACGCCGCAAATGACTGCAACCACTTCGCCATAACCGTTGATTTGTTCGCGTTTTACCAGCTCCAGTGGGTCGTTTTCCATGGCGACCATATAGGCGCGAAAGTCGCCCTTGTCGGCGGCGTCCCATGCGCTGCCCAAAATACGGGTAGGGCAAACGATCTGGCCATCAAGGTGTAAATCGCGTAAAGCGGTGAGAGGTGCGAGTACATCGGCACGGCCTGATCTCATGGCCTTCATGGCTTCGGTAATGCAGGGCTTTAGATTGCCGTCGATTAATCCCTTAGCGGCTTCGACAATGGCCGGCTCTTTATCCTGCGCGATCAGTTCTTCTAGTAGGGTTTCAGCGTCTTTGCGCACGCGTCGGGATTCGCGGTAAGGCGTGACCGGCGCTGTGCCAAACATCTGGAACTGACGACGGCCCAAAATACGTGCCCAGACCGTTGCACGCTGTGCGCCGTTGATGGCACTCATGCCCGCCTCGGTATCGCCGTCCACTTTATAGCCATCGATATTTTTAGCGATGTAGGCAATGGCATAGGCCACGGCGGCGTAAACCATGTCTTGGCCTTTGCGTGGCTTGATTGCGTCGATCTTTACGCGGACTTTTTGGGCGTTTTTCTCCTGACTCTCGGCATGTAGATATTTATCGCGGATGATCTTAAGAGCTTCGCTGGCGTTTTGCGGCTTCACAAAAAAGATTAAGTGCCAGTGCGGGGTGCCGTCTTTGTGCGGCTCTAAAGTGCGCAGCCCCATAAAATCAATTTCGGATTTGCTAAATTGGGTACGGCATTGCGCCCAGCACTTAGTCAAATAGCTGGCGGTTTGTTGCTGGCTAAAGCCATTCCATTTTTTATTGAGGATCAGTTTTAAGTGCGGCTTTTCGCCGACGCTGGTGCAGCGGTGGTAGCAGCCTGGCGCAGTCAGGGTAATGGCGTAAGCGCGGTAGCCTAGTTCTTGAGCCCGTTCGGCCATGCCCTTGGTACGAACTATCAACTCGGTGCGCTTGTTTTTGCCGTTGGCCATACTGCCTTCCAGCACATCGGCCATATCGATGACTTCACCATCGGGCGAAATAGCCACCGCTTCGGCCATGGCCACCGCGCCTTGCTGGGCGCGGATCACCATCCGCTCTAAATTCCAAGTGCTGACATACGCTTTATCCTTACCCATGCCAATACCGTAGGAATAAGCGCGGGCTTCGGCGGCGCGGATGGCGAGCGTACGCAAGCGCTTACTCCACCACTTATCTGACTTGATTCGCGCGGCCAGCTCCAGCACATAGCGGCGCTGGGCCGGTTTCATTTTTTTGTAGTCAAGATGTTTTACGCCGTGCTCGGGTAGTACGATCCAGCCACGCGAAACCACCATTTCTAGCAACTCCAGTGGCTCTTCGATACTTGAGCAACGGACGGCAAATTCTTTAGCCTTGGCGCGGCACTCGCTATCTGTGGCGGTTTCCAGCCATTCTTGCAAATTGAATTTTGGATTCATTGCGCGGTCGCCTTGGCATACCACGCGTTTTGTAGCGTTGTTTCACCTTCTACGATCAAGCACCCCAGCAAGCCGCGCATCTGTTTGAGCTTGGCGGATTCTTGGGGCAAGTCGAACTGATTGAGGCGGGCCATGCGGGCATGGATCGCTGTATCGGCTTTTTGTGCCCAAGCTAATAAATCGGCCAGCTCTTGGTTTTCTTCCTGATTCAATACCGGCAAAGGTTTGCGCTGTGGTTTGAGCGTGGCGAGCACTTCTTCGCCGTCGTCGGCATAGATAAAGGCGGGGCGTTCTCGCTTGCTTTCACTCTTGGGCATGTCTGGATAGCCGCTGACCATTGCGACAGCACATTCACGCGGACTCATTTTGATTTTCGTTACATTGCAGCGTTTAGGCTCCAATGTATTGATGATTCTTGGCGTAAAGGGCTGGGGTAATTGCTCTGCAATAGCGGGCATTGTTTTATCCAGACGTGACAAAGCCCCTGCGGCTGTTAAACAGGCGCGGGAAGGCTTAGATAAAAGGGGAATTACTTCGGGTTATAGCGCGAGGGGAAGTTGTTCTTCGGAGTCATTAGCGGCTTTTTCTTTGTGCCAGTCGCCGATTTTGTAGGTGTGTAAGAGTGGGTTTTTTTCTTTTATTACATTGTAATTGTTGGTGACTTCAATCATGACATCGCTCGGTCTATTGCAGTTTCGGCACACAATTTCTGCACTTCTAAGCTTTGCAGTCAATTGAATGCTATTGCGTGTAGATGTTTTACCGCCACAAGCGGGACAACGAATTTCTACGGCCATGATGATTACTCCAAAGCTAACAAAAATTACAAAAGCAAAAGGCAGAGCCACAAACGACTACCATTCGTCGGGTAAAACGCTTATATTTCTTAGGGGCACTTAGGCAGGCACTAAGCCATTACCGTTTGTTCTGTACTGATTAAGGCTACGTCTTCGATGCTTTCTAGTTCTTCCTCGGGGACTTCTATACCTCGAGACGCCAAACCCTCTAATAAGAGCAACCGGCACATAGAAGCGACTGATCTTGATTCTTGCTTGGCGATGCCACTCACAACAGGGTGTTCAATTTCCTTGAGGCGTAAATTTATCCCTCTGCGGCTGAGCATGCCGCGTGGTGCCCTAGGCATGCTTTGATCGCCTGAATCGTTTTCTTCCATTGTTTGCGCTACCATTAAGGCTGTTTAGAGTGACACTAAGAGACTTGCTAGAATCTATGAATAGATTATCCGTATCATCTTCGGGGTTGTCAAACGTAAAGCAGAGAATGGTCGGTGTTTCTGCTCGCCTAAAAGAGGAAAGAAAGCGGCTTGGTTTGTCACAAGAAGCAGCAGCAAAGGCGCTTGGTATCTCAGTTGACTCTCTTTATGGCTACGAAAAAAATAAAACTAATCCCCCCATTTCTGTACTATTACCATTCTCTGATATAGGCGCGGATGTTCAGTACATTGTGACGGGAGAACGTACCGCAGGTCTTTTGTCTCCAGAAGAGCAACAGATGATTTCTGCTTTACGTGCTGCGACGCCGTCGGTGCGGACTGCTCTTTTATCAATGGCCCATGCAGGCGTTGATAAGCAGGTAGTAGTTCAGCAGAAATATGTTGGGGGAGTCGGCAAAGTAATTGAGGGTGATTTGACCATTCATGGTGATCAAACTTTTAAATTTTGAATGTGAACGGCCATTAAAAAAAACAGCGTTTATATTGTGAACGCTGTTTTTTTGCTAATTGAACCCGCAATGTGGCGGGTTTTTTTATGGCTAATTCAAAATGAAAGATCGAACATTCTTAGGTTCCACGGGTATGACTGCATGTAAGGATATTAAGATTAAACATGCACACTTTCATATTTCCGCTTCAAAATGGCTACTTAATACGGTGTGTTTAGTATTGGCATTTTTGCTTGGACTTACTGTAGGCATAGATTACCTTCCTTCACGAAGGCAAATAGAAAACTGTGCAGGGATGCACTCGCCAGTTAATTCGTTTGTGCAGACACCTAATGCGAGTGCAGCGGTGTAGGTTACAGGCATAAAAAAGCCCCTTTGTTTAAAAGGGGCTTGGCTCGATTTAAAGCTATTTGTACACTTCACGTCGATTACCTATTTTCACAACCAGTATGCGCAATGCGCCATCTTCTATGCTGCTGATAAGTCGGTAATCACCCACGCGGTACTTCCAGAATTCACCGAGCTTAGAGCCTTTTAAGGCTTCACCAATGCTGCGTGGATCTTCTAGCGTTGCTACCCGCTCCCGTAAAAAAGCCGTAATTCGTCGTGCTACTTGTTTATCTAGTTTGGCTAGATCTTTCTGAGCTTCTTCATCCAGTTTAATCAGCCAAGCCAAGGTTGCGCTCCACTTCTTCTAAACTATAGGTTTTACTTTGCCCAGAGTGGATGGCACTTAAGCGTTGTTCGGCCAGATAGAGGTCTTCTAAATCATCCAGATGCTGAAGAATGGCCTCTTTGGCGTAAAATGTTTTAGTCCTGCCGGTACTCTTCGCTAAAAAATCTAAGCGACTTTCTATCTCGGCAGGTAGTCTGATTGCTAACATCGCTTTCGTCCTTTAGAGTTTGCTATACACATATAGCACATGTTCGGCTTATGTTCCAGCTTGGTTTTTACCCGTCTACCTCACTAGCCTTTACTTCCAGCTCCAAAGCCGTGGTGTAGCCGCTATCTGTCAGGCTATGCGTGGCGCGGCTGATGATCCAGTCTTGCTTATCGATAATGGGCTTAAAGCCTGAAACGCTGGCGGGTAGCTCGGGGAAGAGTTCGGGGCGGCCATAGGCGAGGGAGATTGAGAACTGAGCCACGCCGCGCTGCAGTTTTTCCCATTCTGCTTTTGCGGCCCGTTCGGCGTTGGTTTTGCTGGCGTAAACGTGTCTTAGGGTTTTGACATTATCGTCCGCGCCCTGGATGACTTCACCTTGCCCGGGGCCTGCTTTTTTTCTGGGCTTACGTTTTACCGTAGTGGTTTCTTTCTTGGCCGTTTTGGTGTTTTGCCATGCGGCTTTCACGCCGCTATATGCGCCCCGGTCTGCAATACCGAATCTATGACTATCCCCTGATTGGCGCGTAATCAGCACTTTACCCAAGGGCTTGCCGCTGGCCGTGGTGGCCTGGCCTGCTTTCATAAACAGCAGGCTGTTATCTTTTACCGTGGCAATCGCATCAAACATTTTAGCGATACGGCTTAAAAAGCTGGCGTCGCTTTCGCTGGTTTGGTCGATGTGATTGATGGCTTGCCCGGCTAAGCCTTGCCCGATCCGGTGCTGGATCTTGTTTTGTTTGGCGATGGTTTCAACAATCGCGCCCACGGTGGTTTGATGCCAGGAGCGTTCTTTCTTAACCGACAAGCCCGCGCGTAAATCGGCACTGCGGGCGCGGATGGTGAGCTGATCCGGTGCGCCGCTGTGTTCGACTTCATCCACCGTATATTGGCCCTTATCGACTAAGCCACTATCAGACCAGCCCAGCGACACACTGACCACGGCACCGCGTGGCGGAATCTCTAGCAGGCCGTCGCTATCGTCCAGCGTAATATCGAGCTGATCCGCTTCAAAGCCGCGATTGTCTGTCAGGCCAACCGATACCAGCCTATCGTTGACCAGCTTAGAAATATCCTTGCTGCCCACTAAAATTTTAAAGCGCGGGGATTTATGGCCTTCATTCATTGCAATAGGCCCATGATGGCTTCGAGAGGGTCGGATGTGATCCGCTTCAGGCTTAAGTTAAATTCAATCTTGCGGGCTGAGCCGTTTTTGTAAAACAAGGTGCGGGTGGTTTTAATCGATTCGATGACGTATTCGCCATAAATCCAGCCGGTGCCTTCAATTAAAAAATATTTTTCCCCTGTGTCGGCCATATCGTCCAGCGCCAACAAAGAAACCTCGCCCGCGTTTAGTTCTTCATACAACACGCCACTCAGTGCGATGGTTTCCGCATCTGGCCCTAAAAACTGATTAGCGGGGCCGATGCCGATTCGTGTTTGGCTGGCGTGCCGCCATGATTTGGACTGCTCCAATGTTTGGTAAGGTGCACTGGATAGCTCAAATACAAACATGCCTAAAACCATCATCATCAGTCGCTATCTCCTAAGCGTGATCGGCTACGCACCTGCTTCTGGCGTTCGGCCTTGGCGATTTCTTGCGCGACCAGCTGGGCCAGTGTTTGTTCGTTCATCCCTGGCGCTGCGTTGATCGTGATCTGGATCGATGGCGCTGGGCTTTGGCCGTAGTTGCTTTGCGCATACATGGGCGGGCGCTGATCCAGCTTGACGTCGGCCATAGCCCCCAAGCTGGTGCCGCCAATCATCAGGCCACCGGCAGCGGTCGCCATTTTGCGGGCCATGTTTTTAATGGTATCGAGTGGCGCTTGCTGGCTATCGCTTAAACCTTGATCCAAGCCCGCGACGGTATGCCGCCCGATCTGGGCAAACACGCGGGAGGGCGAGTGGATATCGAGCGCCTTTTGTACCGGCTCGGGCAGCATTTTGGCCAGCTCGTAAAACTTCCCTTTTAACCAGTCCCACTTGCCCGCGATCCCTTGCCATAAGCCGTCGACCATCATCTGGCCATAGCCAGTAAATGTGGCGGGGAGTTCCAGGCCAAACCAGCTGAAGACTTTTGCAAAGGCGCTGTAAAACAAACCTAGTGGCGACCAATTCAGGATTAATGCGCCGATACCTGCAATGCCACCATGAAAGGCGGCTTTGATCTGATCCCATAGGCCGCTAAAGAAAGCCTTAATGGGTTCCCAATATTTGTAAATCAACAGGGCTGCAATGGCGATGCCCGTGACTAATAGGCCGATAGGATTCATCAGCAGGGCGCGGCCCATAAATAATGCGGCATTACCGGCCATGCTTAGAGCGCCGGTCAACAGGCCATAGCTCCATGTGGCCGCTCTGGCTAAGACTGAGCCGATGCCTATTTGAATATTAAGCGTCGTTAAAGCAAATTTAATCATGGCAAACGGGCCTAATAGCGCCGCTGCGGATAGCGCTAAGCCGCCCAATATCGCCACGATGGCGGCAGCCGATACGCTGACTTTGACAAGGGTGGCAGCGAGTTGAGGGTTGGCCTTCATCCATTCGCCCCCTTTTCGGATGACGTCGGTGATATTTTGCAGCAGCTCGCGCAAAGGGCTATTGCTCCCTTCAAACATTTCAATGCCCACATCTTCCCAAGCCGATTGCAGCGTCTTGATATCGCCCGCCGCGTTGTCGCTCATGGTCTTTGCATTGGCGCTGGCTTCACCGGCGGATTGTCTGAGGGTGGCAATTAGTTCTTGCAGCTTGCCGCTACCAGCTTGTGCAGTGAGCACGCTCAAGGCACTAAAAGCTTCTTCGCCCGCAATATGCTTAAAGTATCCCGCCCGCTGGGCGTTCCCCATGTTTTTGGTTTTGGCTTCCAGCTCAGCAAGGATCGTCGGCAGGTCGCGCAGATTGCCCTTTGCATCTTTGGTCTGTAGGGCGAGTTCTTTGATGGCTTCTGCGGCCATTTTGGGAGGAGCCGCTAGGCGGGACATAATGGCGCGTAAGGCCGTGCCGCCCATACTAGCTTGAATCCCCGCGTCACCTAGCTTACCGGTCATCGCGGCGGCGGTTTCCAGATCTACGCCCAGACTGGCAGCGACCGGCGCGGCGTACTTCATCGACTCGGCCAGCATTCTTAAATCGACATTCGAGCGGGTGAAAGTGCCGACCAGTACATCGCCCGCGCGGCCCATCTGTTCAGCGTTCAGCTTAAAGCCGGTCAGAATATTAGAGGCCATATCGGCAGCGGCGGGCAGTTCTACCCGTCCGGCCTTGGCTAAATCAAGTACGCCAGGCATGGCCTTTTGAATCGCGGTCGGATCAAAGCCCGCCATCGCTAAAAAGCCTTGCCCCTGTGCGGCTTCGTTGGCGGTAAAGCTGGTGGCCGCGCCTAATTCTCGCGCCTGTTTGCGTAAGGCCGCGAGCTGGGGGCCGTTTTTATCCAGTCGGGTGAGCGCCTGTACGCTGGACATTTCCGCATCAAAGTCTAAGCCTGGAGCCATCACACGCTTGGCCGCATACAGCGCACCGCCGCCCGCAATCGCCATACCGGCACCGGCTCCCGCCAGATTGTTTCTGGCGTTCATGCTTCGGTCGTAAGTTGCTCTGGCCGCGTGTTGGCGCTGCATCTGTCGGCCTAAGCGTTCCAGCTGCTGTTGTTCTCTTTGCAGAGCAGCGGTTGTGCTGGCGGCGTTTTGCCTGAGTTCGCGCTGATGCTGGGACAGATTACGCGTAGAGACGCCCGCCGCATTTAAGGACGTGCGCAGGCTTTGTTGTCGGCTGACAAGCTGAGTGTGCCTTGCCGCTAATTCTGCGGCTTCTTTTTTAGCGCGGTTAAATTCCGCGCTCATTTTTTTAGTGGGGTTGGCGGTGGCGGCTAGGCTTCTACCTAGTGCGCTGGCGCGTTCCTGTGCCGCTTTCATTTGCAGAGAAGATTGAGCGGTATCTCGGCTGAGCTTTTTAAATGAATCGATATGGCCTTGGGTTTTATCCAAGTCTTTCATCTTGTTTTTAAGTGCGCTGACTTGCTTTGATACCGCCTTGCTTTGATTCAGTACCCCTTTAAACGGCGCGGTGAATTTATCTATCGCTTTTAAAACCACTTCTAGTCGTAAATTTCGCGCCGCGCTCATTAGTGCTCCTGTGCCAATCGTTCTAAGGCAATATTTTTGTATTCCTCGCTTAACTCACAGCCCAGCCAGTCGTAGCCTTCCAATTCAGCGGCAAGCAGGGTGGAGCCTGATCCGGCGAAAGGATCAAGAATTAAACCGCCAGGCTCGCAGATCTTGATGAGGTCGCGCATTAAGTCGGTCGGCTTGCCGGTGACATGGAACTTGTCTTTTTGCTTGACCACTTCCTTGTAAACACCGCGCAATACGCCGACATCACGCTCGTTTGGCATATGGCCTTTGCTGCCCCACACAATGTATTCCGCCTGATTTCTAAAGCGCCCCATCTGAGGCCGCACGCCTTCGCCCTTGTCCCAGACGGCAATGCCGCGCCAAGTAAAGCCCGCGACTTGCAAGGCGTCGGTGGTCAGCGGCAATTGTCGCCAGTCGGTAAAGAGGCAAATGGGCGCGCCGTCTTTCATGACGCGCAGGCACTCAGACAGCCAGAGCGTCATCCAGCGCAGGTGGGCGCGTTGGTCGCGGTGATCGCCGGTGAATTCGGGGTATTTGCGAGCGGTGCCGCCGTTCTGATATTTATCAGAGGTGCTGCGGCTTTTAGAGCCGATATGTAAGCCGCCCGAGGCATAAGGCGGGTCAGTAATCAGCGCATCGACCAGAGCGGCGGGGAGGGATTCTAAAAAGGGCAGGCTGTCGCCGCGATGGAGTTTATTTATCATTTATTATTTTTCTGGGTTGTGTCGTTTGCGCGCTTCTTCGCGCCATTCCATCAACTCCGATACCGTCATGTTGTCCATCGCCTCCGGGGGCCAATGAAATACCATGGCGATATCGGCCATGGCTGAATTTACGCTTGCGGGTAGTCCACCTTGGCGTCCTTCGGCAATAAAAAACCGGCGGTAATCCCTGCCAATTGCAGCAGGTCGGCAGGGTCTAAATTGCGGACATCCTGCTCGGTGAGCGTAGGGTCTGAAATACGCGGCAATACCTTGGTGATGGCTTCCACATCCATCTGCAGCAAGTCGCCCAGCTTCACGCCACGCAATGCGCCGCTTTTGGGTTTGATTAGGGTAATGTTACTAATCGTTTGATCGCCGCGAATCAGTGGGGTATCGAGTTCTACGGTGTTTGGGTGAGTCATTTTTTTAAATCCTTTTAATTACAGGCCAATGGCGCTGCGCATTTTGGCAAGGCGGTCTACGCCGTCGATGATTTCGATCATGTTTACGGTGTCGATTTCAGCTTGCGTTTTGCCGTTAAGGGTTAGCTTGTAATAGCTAAGTGAGCTAGATACTTTGAACTCGGTATCTTCGCCAGGCTTGGCGCTGCCCATATCGATTTCTTTGTGACGACCGCGCATGATGACTTCGATTGCGTCGACTTCTTCTGAGTCTTCCCGCTGATAGCCACCGGCAAAGCGAATCAGCACGGCGTCGTGTGTGGCCGCGCCAAACGTCGTAAAAATCTCGCGCATAAAGCCGCCGTAGGTGGCCGACATTTCGAGCTTCTCAAGGCCCAGATCGATATCGACCGTGCCACCCATGCCTCCGCCCCGATACTCTTCCATTTTGCGGCTGAGCTTGGGTAAGGTGACTTCGCTTACTTTGCCCACAAAATTAATCCCGTCCATAAAGACGTTGAAGCCTTTGAGCTTGCTTGGTAATGCCATATTGATTCCCCTTGATTAGCCGACGCTTGCGCCAAATTCCATTAGGTATTTATCGGTAATACGCTGGCGCAGCTCTAGGTTTTCCAGCGGCGGGACGGGGGTGTAGTCGTAATCGATGGTGAGCTTGCCCGCCTTCAGATCTTCTTTCCCGTTGGCCTCGATATCCAGCCAAGCGTTAAAGCCCATCAAGTAACCGGCTGAAACCCACGCGCGGCCCTTTGCATTAATCCCTTCTAAAATATCTTTGGCTAAGCTCGGCGTCATCGGCTGATCGATAGCCCACATATGCGCCTCGCCCATGGTGTCGGCGATGACTTGGGCGCTGCGGGTGTAGTTCTCAAATTGAAACAGCGGATCAGCAGAAAGGGTGTGATTGCCCCAGAACACAAAGCCCTTGGCACGTACGATGGTGGTGATATCTTTGCCATTGAGCAGGCCCGCGTCGGTGTCGGGGTCTTGCAGATCCCAAAACACATCTTGGCTTAAGCCGGTCACGCCATTAATCACCACATTAGAAAGCGTCTTATGCCAGCCCACGTCCTTATCCAGCTTGGCGCGTAAGCCGATGGCGTAGGCGACGGCTAAGTCGAGGCCTTCATCATCCAGCCCCGACCAGTTCGGGTTTTTAAAGTCTGGCCAGATCAGCATCAGCTCACGTTGGCCGAAGTTGGCGCGATACTCCAGCGCTTCTTCCACGCTATTGCAGCCGCGTGCGCTGATGTAGGCAAAGGCGCGTAGCTTCTGGCAAATGGTTGCCAGCTCGTTGGCGACCAGCAAAGTGTCGTAGCCTGGCACGCCTAGAATGCGCGGTTTTACATGCACGATGCTATTGGCCGCGAGCAAGGCTTTAAGGCCGGTGAAGCGGCCTGTTTCATCGGTGCCACCGATGATGTTCTTTTCGGTTTCTTTTTCGTCCGCGCCTTGTTCGACGCGCACCATCACGATGATGGGATTAGTTTGTTTAGCGATGGCATTCAGCGTGCGCAGCATCGTTCCCTTAGTGCCTGCTTTGCCAATAGCTTTTTGAACGCTGGTGATCAGCACCGGCTGATTGAGTGGGAAGAATTTTGCGTCTGCATCGGGGGCCGTGCAGACCAAGCCAATGACAGCGGTGCTAATAGTTTGAATGGTGCGCGTACCCTCGTTAATCTCGATGACGCGCACACCATGGTGGAATTGATCGCTCATGGTTTCCTCGGTTTGAATTGACCGAGCCATCATGGGCGATTCTGTTTTACTTGGCTTTCACTGGGGATTGTGAAGCGGGGAACGACACCATCAAACAGCAGGTTCGCTGAGTACCTGAGCCAGCAAGGCTTCCATACGCGCTAATTTGTCATGCAAAGCGGTGAGCTGGTCTTGCTCGCTTTCCGCTAAAACCAGCGGAATGGCTTGAATACCTGGCAGCCATTTTTTACCGTTCCAGACCGCCCCTTCAAAATACGGTAGCAGGGTGAAGTCTTCGGGGATGGGGCCTAGCGTATCAATTAAACGCGCTGCGCCGTCGCTGGTCTGGTAAGCGATCATCTTTCGATAATCCTCAATCAGCGCCCAGCACTGATCGGCCTTATTCCGAATGACGGCTTTATTTTTAGCGGGCCTGAGCTTAGGCGCGTCTAGCACTGCACCGGCAGGCAAGCCGCAATCTTTAGACACCCACATTTCAGCCTTGCCGATATATTCGAGCGTGTGGGTGTCGTGGCAAAAGCAAGCCACGATGCCGTCATGACTGGCAAAGCCGTCTTGATCGAAAGAAACCGGCTGCAAGGGTTTTGTTTCTGGCCGCTGTTCCGGGCGGGTGTTGTCTGGTTTTGTGGTGTTCTTAAGCATTGGATTATCCCCACCGAACGATGTAATTAAATGCGACGTTATCCGGGTGCGTTCTGCCCTGTGGACCGTCTACCGTAGCCCGTGGTTGGGGGCGCACATAGTTAACCCCTGGCTGGCCCCCGCCACCTGAGTAAGGCAGCCAGCCGCCATCATCAAAGGGGACGGTGTGCTGGTGTTCGCCCACATTGGCGGCCTGATAGCTCAATACGGTTCGCCCCGGATCAATACCGCGCCCCGCATCCCAGCCTGAGATATACATGCCGCGCAGGTCGGGCAGGGTGGCACCGTAGAGCGAAGCAAGGACAGGGGCTTCGGCTGGGTTAATGCCCTGGCCCTGTAAAAAGATCCAGCCAGCGGGCGGGGTGTTGCTGGGCCATGGGACGGGGACGCCGGTTGGTACGCCGAAAGAGCCATCGAGCAGCTTGTCAGCCGTTCGGCATGAGTCAACACGAACACCATGGGTATTCTCACCATTCCAGCCCATTAAAACGGGGAAGGCTTCTCTCCAAGGCTCGGTGGCATTGGCTACGCTAACTCCACCGCCACTAGGGGATAAGCCATTGCTGCCGTCAAAGATCACATGGCCGTTGCCGTAGTTTTGCCAGCGCAGCAGGCTCGATACGCCATCGTAATCTCTGGCCCTATCCGCAATGCTGCCCGCTGGATCGCGTGATTTTAGGTAATAGGTATGCAGTTGGCTGGTGAGAACTCGGCCATCGCTGATCGACATGATTTTAGTCGGCAGGTTGCCGTCGCCATTGGTGGTGACGCCAAAATGCAGCTCCCCCCAATTGGCAGCGGTGCCTGCACCTTCTGCCCAGATGGCGGCAACATTGGATACGGCGGAAACATCCCTGAAAGAGTCCCAAGTGATTGCCCCTAAAATTTGCTTTTCGGCGCTAGGGTATTTTTTTTCAAATACGATTTTTGAGAAGTCGGCAGGCTCTGCTGTTTTATTGAGTGTGAGGTGTTTTGAAATAAACGCGCCATCTTGCCGCATCTCCCAAAGTCCCAGAGGGCGGTTTGCTTCGCCCGTCATTTGAAAAACCATAGACGCGCCAAACTGCCAGCCACTTCGGTAAGTGCCGATTTTGCTGATGACTGAATAGCCTTGGCTGTACTGAGTTTGCATTGAGGCAAGCCAGGCTGTTTTGTTGTCTAGTGCCGTGGGCTGATTGCTGTTGTGGAATGCACCCTGCGTCCAGTCGTTCTCTACTGCATTAGAAATTTGACCTTTTGCGTTAGTGTTTACACACCCCTCAAGTGCCAGCCCTTTGCCCCCTAAGTCGGCAAATATTGGGTAACGCTCGTCGGCCTCGCTTTTGAGCGTGTACATGTTTGCCAGCTTGCCGCCCAGTTTTTGTGAGTCCGTCGCAATACCGCTTTGCTCGTTGACTTCTTTTACCCACGCTGCCCACAACAGGTTGGCGGATCGTGTGCGGGTGAATTGTTCAGATTTATCGTAGGTGGTGTATTTCTGATAAATGTATGAAGTGCCGTTGGCCTTGATTTCAAGCAGGCCCGCCAGCGGGACGGGGTAGTTGGTGCCTTTGGCTGCGTTTACATTGGTGGCTTGGAAGGTGTAGCCATCATTGATGTAATCATTTAAATCAGAAACAGAGGGCAGCAGCGGCAGCTCTTGGTAGTAGGGCGCTAATTTGTCATTCACCCATTTTGATGACACTTTAAATGAGTCATTGGCCGTTTGAGTTGGATCAGGAGCAGAGATAGGCACCGGAAAGGAGCAACTACCTTTGCTTAAGACGACCACGCCTGATGTGCCGTCGCGGTGGTTGACCGACCACATGGAACGGGTCAGCCCTTCCTTATCCACTCTAAATTCTAAAGAGCCGGTTTTACGGAAAGAGCCGGACTCCGTATCGGCGGCATAGGTTAAATAAGCGCCGACTTGCTCTGAGTTGCCATTGGGTAAAGCATCCGTTACCGCTTTGCTTAAGGCTTTGTTGCTGAGATTGACTGCGGGGGCATATTTGGGATTGTCGCGCATCGCAATCAAAGAATTTTCTGAAACGACGTCCACCTTGGCGGTGATCTTATTGACGACGGTGTCGCCGGTCAGTGTCTTATTTCCTGCAATGGTTTGATTGCCGGTTAAGGCGACCTTGCTGCCGTCTGCGTATTTTGTCGCTTCATCGCGCCCACGGCTCCCCTCTTTGACGGCGGTGGCGGTGAGGTCTTTTTTTAAGTCTGCGTTGGTTTTATCGGTGATTTTTTTATTGTAATAATCTTTTGAATGCGGATCGTCGTCCTTGATATGTTTCTTCATGGTTTCTTCGACCAGCTCAATGCTGGCGATCCCAATATCTAGGCTTGCGCTGATCGTGACGGCGGCGGTGTTGCTGACCACAAACACCATACGCAGAGTTTGTACTTTGCCCGATCCTTCGGCTAATTGCGGCTTATAGCTGGCGGGGCAGTTGGCAACGGCCACTAAGCCGCCTTTGTCGTCATACAGGCCCATTTCCCGAATCCACCAGCCACCGATGGTTTCCTTGATGATGAGTTCAGCAATCACCGTATTCTTGCCCGCTTCGGATTTAAGCGAGTTTAAAGCGCTGCGGTAGTTTTCTTTGATGAGCTTGGTTTGCTTGTCATTGGGGACGGTGTCTTTGCCCGCGCCATCACCCACGGCCATTTTTTCAATATGGATGGTCTTTTTTTGCGCGGTGGCGTCGGCAATCTGGGCCGCGCCGTATTGGGTGAGGATGGCAAAGTATTTTTGGGTCATGGTGTGCTTGTGGCCTTCGGGTAGATATTGATGACTTCGCCCTGATATTCCGCGATGCCGATATAGAGCAAACCACGCGGCTCGACGCTGATATTCATTTCGATCAGGTGGCGCGAGAGCGGCTTGGCTTCGTCAATTAAATAATTCAGCTCGATCTGGGTTTCTTCGGTCATGCCTTGGTCTATGGTTTTGACTTCCAGCTTGAAGGTGCCACGCGGGCCGACGGGGTTTTCTTCCCACCATTCGGTGATCTCTAAGCGATAACCCAGCGGCTCGACGATGCGTTTTAATGCGCCGATGGTGCCCTTGTGCTGATGTACAAAGAACGATTGGCGAATCACTTCCCGCTGTACTGGTTCGCTCCAGTTCTCGTCCCATCGGTCTACTGAGAAAGCCCAGGCTAAATACGGTAAGGCGGCTTTGGGGCAGGTGTCGGCATTCCAAAGCGCCGCCAGCAAAATAGGCAGCTCTTGCCCTGATTGGCAGCTTTGGGCGATGGCGCGCTCTAGCTTGCTGGAGCCAGTAGGGAGCAGTGATTTAGTCATCGATGCCGCCGACGCTGATATCCACGGCGGTGCAATGCGCGGCTTGTGTTTCATCAAGCACCACATCTTTGGCCGGCGACACGAGTTCGACCCGCTGGACGCCTTCTACATGCAGCGCGGCAAAGATGGCCGATTGCCGAATATCGCGCCCCATGCGGCGCTGGGTGCTGATGTATTTTTTAAGCTGGGCGTGGGCGGCTTCTAAAATCGGGCCTTTTTCTGGGCCTTGGTAAAGATATAAAACGGCGGTGATAGCGTAATTGACGATCTTGGCCGACTGCACGGTAAGCCGGTCGCCGACGGGCCGCACCTCTTCACCTGATAGCGCTAGCTTTACTTTGCTAAGTAAATCAGCGGGTGCGCTGCCGTCGCCATCATTCGCCAGCACACTGACCACTACTTCACAGGGCTGGGGACTGATGGCGCTTGCATCGGCCACGCGGGCGTCAGCCGAAAGCGCGTGGAATATATAAGCAGACCTTGGCCCTGCCACGCTTAAGCCTTCAAAAGCCCGCTGGCCGCGTGCGCGTAATGAATCATCGGTTTCTAAAATCGCATCGGTGGGCGGTACCGCGTTTGGATTGGCGGGCGAAATGACAAAGCGCTGCACATTAAAATTAGCCACTAGATTATCTAAATCATTCCCCTGGCTAAACGCCAACATGCAAGCCGCGCCGCGTTCGTTAATCCGTTGCCGCTGGATCAATTCGCGGTAAGCGTTTTCTTGTAACAGCTTGGTGAGCGGTTCCGATTCCAGGCTCAGCACGGCGGCCGCATCGGGGTATAGCTCGATTAGCTTGGTTTTGCGCTCCTTAAAGATCGTTTCAAAATCCAGCGCCTCGATGAGCTTGGGCGGGGGTAAGCGGGAGAGGTCTACTTCTTGGCTTTTCATGGCTTAGGCTCGCAGAGGAATAGAAAGCGCCACCGACTGCTGGCCGCGTGGGCCATCGATGCGTTCGGCTTCTAGCGTGATGCTGAGTGAGCCGTGTTGCTGGCCCAGCTCTAAAGTGACGCGCTGGGCGCGGATACGGGGTTCCCACTTTTTAAGCGCGGTGGCGGTTGCGGCCATCACGCGCAAGCGGGTAGCCCCATTTAAAGGCTGATCGATTAGCGCGGGAATTTCAGAGCCATAGTCGCGGCGCATTAAGCGGCTACCCAGCGGAGTAGTGAGTACATCGGCCACTGATTGCTGGATATGCGCCAGATCATCAATCGCATGGCCGCTGTGTCTGTTTAGGCCCGCCATTATTTCGGCCCGCCGGTGCTACTACCGCCAGACTGTACGCCGCCATGGGTGTGGCGATCTAAAACCACGCCATTACTGGTAATCGCGCCGCCGCTTTGGGTAATCGGGCCAGTAATCGTCGTTGCGCCGCCACTTGCCCCGCCGGTACCACTCATGCCTGCGGCGTAGCTAAACGCGCCCAGTACATCCGCTTTACCTTTTAGTGTGCTGTCGCCCTTAACACTCAGATCCCCGCCGACGGTGAGGTTGCCGGTGGTGGTCGTTTCAGGACAATCGACGGTGACATGATCCGAGGCTTGAATCAGCGCGGTTTTGATGCCGGTGGCGTTCAATGCGCCGCTGCCGTGGTTGTAACTAACTAGCGCCCCATCCGGAAACGCGATGCAAGTGACGCTGGCGTCATGGCTGGGCGGCGGAAAGGCGTCTGAAAATAGCCCAGGTAAAAGCACGCCCGCGCCCACTTCGCCGGATTGGCTAAATAGAACGACTTGCTCGCCGATGCTGGGCGGATTCCAGATCCGCACCTTGCCCGCACGCGCGGTAATCCACGGTAGCCAGTCGGTCAGCAGTTCGCCGCTTTGCACACGGCAGAGCGCGTTGTCGTGATCCACTTCGGCCACGGTGCCGATGCGGATCAGGCTTTCTAAAATTCGGGAATGTTCGGCTGTTTGATTCATTGCGCCATAGTGCCGCGCCGGTGCGCGATGTTCACGCACGGGCGGGTGTGAGGTGGGCTTTTACATTACTTGCTGATTTGGCTGAGGAGGGTGTCGGCGATGAACTCATCGTCGCTTTGATTAAACCCTAGCAATTCACGCACCGCGTATTTGTGCCTGATGCCGCGCTTGGCATTGACCCTATCGACTAAACCAAAATGGTGAACGCGGGCAAGGCGGTTGGCGCTGGGGCTGAAATGTACGGCGGCCGCATCGCTATTGCTTTGGGTTTTAAGATGGCGGGCGGTGCGCAGTTTAGTAAACATCTTGCGCTTAATGCGTCCGCCTTTCTTTCGCATCTGCGGCAAGCGGGGTGCGTAGGGCGTGCCGTCTGGGTTTTGATTGGCGGCGATATGGGCTTGCTGGCGCTTGCGTAGCTCGGTCGCTAGCTTTTTATTCATGGCGCGTAATGCTTTGGCGTCCAGATTGCCAAGCAAGCCTGAAGCCCAGCCTTCCAGCTCTTTAAAGTTGTCGCTCATTCAACTGGCCACGGCTGATCGCGCAAGAATAAAGCCCAATCTTGCCCCGAGTATTCATCCAGCGGCGGCTCGCCGTAATGGGTGATGACGGGCTTGCCGTCTACCTCTCGCACCACCACGCGTTCAGTCAAATTGATCTTGATTGCAAGGTCGATGGTGTCGTGGTTCCAGGATATCCGCTTCAAAGCTAATGCCATTCTGGCGCTTGTCTACATTACTAAACAGCTCGGGCTGATTGCTGCTTACCCAAGCCAGCATCGGCACCATAATGGTGTCGGGATGGTCGGCGTAGTCTTGAATAATCAGATTGAGCGTGTATTGATACTCAAAAGAAAGCGACTTGCCCGCTGTGGCAATCAGCTTGCCTTCATCAATAAAAATGGCGAGCTTATCGGGGTTGTGGGCAAGGTGGCGCACTGTTTTAGACAGGTATTCGCGTAGGTCGGCAGGCTTAATCATTGGGCGGCCTTAGCGGTTTGTTGGCACTTCAGCACCATATCGACTTGCGCCGCGCAGTGATGCCACGCGGCTTCCAGATCATCAATCGCTTGATTTAGCTCGCCGTTGGTTTGGGCTTGGATCGCTGGCAGGCGGCAAGCCGTCACGGTGGGACAGCCAATCTCGATAAGCTGCACCGCTGGCGATTTCGGGGCGCTGGCGCAGGCGGACAACATCAGCAGGCAGGCGAGTATCAGCCCAATCCCTGACTTCTTTGCTTTCATTTTTAAGTTGCTCCATGGCGCGTTTGTTTTGAAGTAGCGCGGTGTTGACGCTTTCAAGGCTGCTGCGTAAGTCGGCTTGGGCGCTGTCGTTGTCGCTACTGACTTTGTAAAGCTGCACAAGCAAGGCCGCTTGCTGGGCCTTGTCTTGCTCGCTAGCGCTGAGTTCTATTTGCAGCAACTCGGCTTTGTGCTTCTGGCCTTGGTGCAAATTGATTGCAATCAGTAGCGCGGCCAGAAAGCACAAGGCAACAAGGGCAAGGGCGGTGAGTCGGCTCATTTAATCCCCGCAAAATAGGTTTTATTTCCAGCAAACTTAGTTAGCACTTGCCGCCGGTTGGCCCCTTTACGAAAGCCGATGTGTACCCATGCACTTGGCAGCGTGGGGGACTCTAAAATCAATTGATCGAACTCGATGTTAGAGGCGGCCAAAGTCCTTGCAATCGTTCTGGCTGTGCCAAACTTCGGGCAGCGAATATCTACAGCGCGGGCGGTGGCGTGATCGCTGCTGGCGCTGCCACCGACCGCTTTATTTAATGCAGGGTTACGCCAGCCGCTAGTAATAATGAGGGGATTGTTTCCGAGTATGGCTCGGACTTTTTCGAGTTGCTCGCAGGTGTACGCCGCGTTTTCGAGCATGTTTACGGGCAGGCTGTTGTCGATGTTGTACAGAGCTGCGGTTTGGCTGGCGGTGAATTCGCGCAGGCTGAAGTGCGGGGAGAGCTGGGGCGAGGTGTTCAATGTGAGGCTCCTTGTTTAATAATTTCTGAATAGGCCATGCCAAAGCGGCCCATAAATCGCTGACGTTGCCGCGCTTAAAGCAGAAATAAACACCGCTAAACAGCAGTAAAAAGGTGTGTGTGGGACTGGTGGCCGTGATGCCCATCAGTAGGCGAATAGCAGTCAGGCCGTAATAGACGGTTAAGCCATAAGCAAAAATACAAATGCCTAGGCGATGGGCTTTGCTGTTTCGATTGAATAGGGCAATGCTGAGCGCCGCAAAGAGGCAGGCCAGCACGCTGATGAGTAAATAGAGGTTCATTTTTTACCCCTGATATTGAGCAAGTCCTCGGGGTGTTCGGCTCGCAAGATCAGCCATTGCAGCAGCTTCATGCTGATCGCTCCCGCAATCAGTGCGCCGATGCCTTCGCTAACCACAATCGAAGCCGGTAGGGGAATGGCGATCAGATCCGCCACCAGTTTGGCAGCGACACAACCGGCCACAAATGCGGTTAAAAAGAAAACGATCTTCTGTAAAACGCTGAGCTTTTGCGCGGTCATGATAAACACCACGGCCCCCGCAAAACTGCCCATCAATACGTCGGCGTGGATGCCTGAAAATAGCCCCGCAATGGTGAGTAAAAATACGGTGAATGAAGCGGCAGTGCCGGTGAGGGGTTCGGTCATTGGGTTAGTCCCATAGTTGAATGATGGTTTTTTTAGCTTCGGGTGGGCTGACGTTGGGCAGCTCAACCACGGTGCCCATTTTGAGCACTGGCCCCATATCGGCCAGCCGGTGATTGGCGGCGAGCACGGCCTCAGTGATACCGGCGGTTTTGCCGTAAACCCGAAAGCAGATCTCGTCCAGCGTGTCGCCCTGGCTTGCAACGACCTGCATCAGATCAGCTCGACACTGGCGCGGTTTGATCCGAGTAAGTCTCGAATCGCCCAACGTGCGTCACGGCGTAGGTCTTCGATGGGGTCAAGCAATTGATCCGCCTTGTTGTGGCCGTCGCCGGTGCTATCAAAATCAAGGTAACGCTCGGTCAGGTTGGCTTTGGCTAAGCAGTACACCGCGCGGATGTAATGGCTGACTAATACGCTCTGGCAATCCAGTGTTTCGCTTTCAACCTCGGCCAAGTTCTGGATGCCATCGGCCAGATGCTTGGCTTTAAATTTGCGTAGGTCTTGATTCGCGCTGGCCATCGCCGCAATCAGCGCCACTCTTAGCCTTGGCTCGGTGACTGTGCCATCGAGGCGTAAAGCTAAGTGCGCGTCGGCCATATCGATATCTGGCCAGAAGCCGCTGTTTTTAATCAGCGGTTCCAAGGTTTCGCCATTTTTTTGTGCTGCAATAAATCCCATGTTTTGCCCTTTTGCCCTTTTGAAGAAGAGGTGGAGGGGGATTTGAAAAACCTTAAAAGGATTCGCCTCCCCCTGCCTCTCGCTGCGGGGTTCGCTCGTTCGGCTACTTGTCAGCGGCCATGTTCTTCATTTCCCGCTTTAGCCGTTCCAGATCCTTAATCACGCCACACTTGGGGTGTAGCGCTAAGGCCTGCTGGAAATAGTCGGCGGCAGCGGGTTTGTTGTGCTCGGATAGGCCGTAAGCGATGGCCTTAAATAACTTGGCCTTTACTTGGTCGGGCATATCTTCGGCTTGGGTGATTTCAGCCGCGCCTTGTAGACCTTCCACATCAATGGCCTCGCCCAATACCCGCCCATTCATGGCGGTGTCGGCCATTTCCTCGACAACTAAACACGCCAAGGTGCGCTGGTACTGATCCGGCAGCGCTAATCGATGTTTGATTGCATAGCGCACAATCGGCAGCGCTGCGGTGAAGTTGCCGGTGTCGATCATCCACACCATCACCGTCATCAGCACTTCATCCTGCCCGCCACCTTGGGCGGATAAAGCGCCGCTAATCCATGGCGCGTAATCGGGCAGCATTTCGCGCTTAGCGTCGATCTTGCGGCTAAGGGATTGGATTTGTTTAAGCCGTCGCTTGTCGCCCGCCAGCTTGTGCAACATCAGCGCGTAGCCGCTGGCATTCACATGGGCACCAGAACCGCTTTCTTTTGAGAGCTGAGCCGCTGTCATGCGTAGCAAGTGGGCTTTTGCGGGGCTCACTTTTCTGCCTCTGCGGGTTTTTCTTCTGTGCGCTCTTCGGGTAGCAGCTCGATGTTTTCAATCAGGCAGCCCGCTTCATACGCTTCAATGACATAAGCGTCGTTTGAGCTTGTGTAATCGGCAATCTGGTCATAGTCCGGCTCTTCACGCACATGACGGCGGCGGCCTCCCTCTTGCCAGTACAGCGACAAATTAGCCAGCGGCAGAATCAGCATTTTGTCTTTCGGGAAGAAAGGCACCGTGACGGCGGTTTTGCCACCAATGCGCTTTTGGCTAATCAGCATATCCAGCGCCATTTCTTCGGTGGGCGCGTGCTCGCTATTGATCTTGGGGAAGTATTTATCTGCCAGTAATTCGCTGGAGACGATCACCACTAAATTGGGGTTTTCGCGGTACTCGGGATGAATCAGGGTATTCACTGCATCAAACACCAGCGCGTCGAGGTTGCTGTACTCGCCTTTTTCGGTGTCCCAGGTGACGTTGTCTTTGCCCTTGACCTCGGTTTTACCGACGATGATTTTATCGGGCTGCTTCTCTGTGCCCGTCATTACACTGGTCGGCGCGTTGTCGCGGTACTGCTGAAGCCAGCCTTTGTTCACGTCTTGCAGCAGCGGGAATTTCTCGCGGTCGGTGTCTTCGGCCACCGATACACCATTAAAGCCGATCATGATTCGATCAAGCGCTTGCTGCTTGACGATCACGTCGCGGATTTTGGTCTGGAAGTCTGGGAACTTGGCCCACATATCCAGCTTGGCGTAGCTAATGCCGGTATCAAAGTTGGTTTGTACACAGCGATAGCGGCCAGAACTCAATCCCGTCACGTCACGCGGTTTACGCGGGTTCTTTTTAGTATTGGTACGGCCCGCAATTGTGCTGGTCACGCCCAGGCCCAGCTTTTCGCCTTCCATCTCGGTGACAGAGGGCATATTGATCTTACCGAGGAAGGCGCTCGATAGTTGCACACGGTTTTCTAGCTTTTGCTGGATGGATGGATCAACCGTAAAGGTTTTATTTGCGGCGGGAACATTATTTAATTGAGCAACTTTTTTTTCAAAAGCGTTATAGGCAATTCGCGTTTCATTGCGCATGGTGTTTCCTTAATCGGGTATTGAATTGTTTTTGTTGAATGGCGGGATATTAATTAATCAGCAGTCTGTTTCTAAAGACACTGTGCCGCCGGTGGCTTTGTCCCGATTACCTGATAAGTGCGCCGGTTCGTTTTCAATCTTTGATTTGAATTCACGTAATTCGGTAATGCTGGCGTTTAATTCATCCATACGGCTATTGAGCGTGCTATGGCCTTCGGCGGTTTCGGCTTGATACTCGGCTACGGCTTCAATGGCTTGCTGAATATCTGAGAATTGCTGATTGGTTTGTACTTCTTTTTTGGCAAAGATTTTTTTAACTGAATCTAAAATAGACACGGTGGGGGCTTCCTCTTGCTCTTCTTCGAGCGCAAATTCAATGGCATCCGTAAACAAACATGCTTTATTTGTTTTACGGGAAAATAGCGGGCTGTTATTTCCAGCGGTGGCAGAGAATTGCAGCATCTCTGTGCCTAAGCTGGCGGGGTTATCGGTGACAGCAAGGCCCACCAGATAGGCTTCGCCTGAGCCTGCAAAGTCGGGTCTACTTCGATAGAGGTGTAAACCTTTTGCCGTTCTTTATTCATCTTGATCAGATCGGCTGTCGGGTCGATGGTGGCAAAGAGCGCCATTGCGCCGTTTTCTTCTTTGACGGATACCGCAATCACATCGCCATAGGCTTTAAACACGCTATCTGGATAAAGGCCCTTGATGTGCTCTAAATTAATGCGCGCCCCAAATTGCTTAGGGTTGTAATTCTTAGCCATCTGGCTAAGCCATTCACGGGTGATCTTGCGGCCATCTGTGGTGGAGCCTTCGGTGGCAACTCGAAAAGATTTATATTTCATATATCCTTCTGCGATTTATTTTAATTGAATAAGTGTCTTATCTCGGTAGCCCCCACTATCAACACAAATTAAACCCCCATCAATTAGCGCCTTTTGTGGATTCCCATTTCACAAAAGGCAACAAAATACTTCTGCTTTTGATTGCCTTAGCCTTTGGCTATGGAAAATATAAAGAGCAAAGACCCGCGTATTGAGGCTCGCCAGCTGTATTGGGCAGGCTGGCGTATTTCACGGATTGCGGAATCGTTAGGCGAAAAACCCGCCACGGTGCATAGCTGGAAACGGCGCGATGAATGGGACAAAAAGAAGCTGATCGAGCGTGTCGAAGAGTCGCTGGAATCGCGCTATATCTTGCTTTTAAATAAGGATAAAAAAGAGGGTATCGACTTTAAAGAAATTGATTTGCTTTCACGGCAAATGGAACGTATCGCAAGGATTAATAAATACACCGGCGGCGGTAATGAAGCCGACCTAAACCCCAATATCGCCAGCCGCAACAAAGCAGAGCGCAAGAAAGCCGTTAAGAACGATTTCAACGAGGAGCACGTCGCTTTAATCAAAGAAGCCTTTATGGATTCTTTGTTTGGCTATCAGCACGGCTGGTTTGATGCAGGTAAGAAACACACCTTTCGCAATGTCTTAAAGTCTCGTCAAATTGGCGCGACTTGGTACTTCGCCCGGGAGGCGCTGTTTGATGCGATGGAGACAGGCCGCAATCAGATCTTTTTAAGTGCCAGTAAGGCGCAGGCGCATGTATTCAAGCAATACATTATCGCCTTTGCCAAAGAGGCCGCCGATTTAGAGTTAAAAGGCGATCCCATCGTCTTACCGAACGGCGCAACGCTGCACTTCTTGGGCACCAACGCCCGCACCGCGCAGAGCTACACCGGCAATCTATATGTCGATGAGTATTTCTGGATTCCGCGCTTTCAGGAACTCCAAAAAGTCGCTTCGGGTATGGCCCTGCATTCGCACTGGCGGCAAACCTACTTTTCGACGCCTTCCAGTCTAAACCACGATGCGTACCCGTTCTGGTCGGGCGATGCCTTCAATAAAGGCCGCGCTAAAGCTGATCGCATCCTGCTCGATGTTAAACCGGCCAGCCTCGCCAAAGGTCGCCTCTGTGAGGACGATCAGTGGCGGCAAGTCGTGACGATTGAAGACGCGATTGAAGGTGGCTGTAATCTGTTTGATCTGGACAAGATCAAAAAACGATACAACCCCAACGATTATCAAAACTTGCTGATGTGTGAGTTTATCGATGATAGCGCCAGCATCTTTCCCTTATCTGAATTGCAAAAGTGCATGGTCGATAGCTGGGAAAAATGGGAAGACTTCAAAGCCATTGCCCCGCGTCCTTTTGGTTACTGGCCTGTATGGATTGGTTACGACCCCGCTTTATCTGGCGATAGCGCGGGCCTGATCGTACTGGCCCCGCCGCTGGTGCCTGGCGGCAAGTTTCGCGTGTTAGAAAAGCGCCAATGGAAAGGCATGGACTTTGCCGCGCAGGCCCAAGGGATTAAGGATATCTGCAGCCAATACAACGTCGCTTATATCGGCATCGATACCACCGGTATTGGGCAAGGCGTTTATCAACTGGTTAAACAGTTCTACCCAGCGGCTAAGGCCATCAATTACAGCGTGGAGATGAAAGGGCGCTTAGTGATGAAGGCCCAAGACGTGATCCGCAATGGGCGTTTGGAGTTTGACGCGGGCTGGACGGATCTTGCCGCCGCATTTATGGCGATTCAAAAAACCATGACGACCAGCGGGCGGCAAGTCACTTACACGGCCAGCCGCTCCGAAGAAGTTAGCCACGCTGACTTAGCTTGGGCATGTATGCACGCGCTACTCAATGAGCCGCTCGAGGGCTCGACTTCCACCAATTCCAGCTTTATGGCGATCTACTAAATGAAAAAACAATCTTACTACCAAGCAAAAACAACCTTAACGCCAGAAGCAAAAGCGCCTGATCACTCCGTGGCCTTCACCTTTGGCGAGCCTTCCGCCGTGCTCGATCGCCGTGAGCTGCTGGACTTTTTAGAGTGCGTGAACAATGGCAAATGGTACGAGCCGCCGATGTCGTTTGATGGCTTGGCTAAGACTTACCGCGCTACGGTTCACCATTCCAGCCCGCTGCAAGTTAAGCGCAATATCCTGTTAAAAACCTTTATCCCGCACCCGCTGTTAAGCCGGTCGGAGTTCTCCAAGTTCGCGCTTGATTACCTGATCTTTGGCAATTCATACTTTGAGAAGATTACCAGCCGCACCGGCAAGGTGCTGGGCCTGAAACATGCGCTGGCTAAATATATGCGGGTAGGGATGAAAGAAGAGCAATATTTTCAGATCCTTGATTACGCCAACGAGCACCAGTTCCAGCAAGGGGCCATCTTCCATTTATTAGAGCCAGATATTAATCAGGAGATTTACGGCCTGCCTGAATACCTGTCGGCGCTTAATTCAACTTGGCTCAATGAATCGGCCACGCTGTTTCGCCGCCGCTACTTCGCCAATGGCAGCCACGCTGGTTTTATCCTGTACATGACGGACGCCGCGCAAAATGAAAGTTATATCGATGATTTACGCACGGCATTACAAGGCAGCAAAGGCCCGGGCAATTTTAAAAACTTAATGGTGTACGCGCCTGGCGGCAAGAAAGACGGTATGCAGATTCTGCCTATCTCAGAAGTGGCGGCTAAGGACGACTTCTGGAACATCAAGAACGTAACCCGTGACGACCAACTTAGTGCCCACCGCGTACCCGCGCAACTGATGGGCATTATCCCCAACAATACTGGCGGTTTGGGTGACGTGGAGAAGGCCGCGACCGTGTTTGCATATAACGAGATTGAGCCATTGCAGGAGCGGATGAAGGAGCTGAACGACTGGCTGGGGGTGGAGGTGATCCGCTTCAATCCTTACGTGCTGTCGTAAAAAAAACCAAGCAAACAGCAAGCCCGCAATCGCGGGCTTTTTTTATCTGAATAGCTAATTTATCTATATGGAATATTTTGGCGTAAGTTATCTATATGCTTTTTGAATATGCGCTTAGTAAGGTATTTAAATAATTATTTAAAATTTAAAGATGCTGTATATGTATTCTGTAACTTAAGCGTGTCACTGAACTAATAGGGTGCATTTTTTAAGTTTAATCAATTTGAATAAGTGATTATATTTTGAGGAACATTAAATGGGTCTTAAAGCAATAATAAGAGAGGGCGATCCTACCTCACATGGTGGTACAGTTATTGAAGGTTTTGCAAGTATTAATATTTATGGAAAACCTGCTGCAGGTGTCGGACATAAAGGCGTTTGCCCAAAGTGTAAGTGCCAATTTGTTATTGTTGCAGGAGTAGTGGGCGTTTCATATTTAGGAAAAAATGTTGCGGTTGAGGGGATGTTAACGTCGTGTGGTGCGACGCTTATTGCAACTCAAAAGTATGCAATGATTGAGGCCCCAAGCGGAGCTGCTTTACCCGTTTCTAAGAGCAAAGCGCCTGCTGTTATTGCGGCTGCTTTATCAAGTTTGGTAAGCCCTATTGTAAAAGAAAAAGAAATTAAGCGTATTTATTGGAGCTATGGGGAGGACGAAACCCCTCTTGCTGATGTATCTAGATTTTATTCAGATATAAATGTGCATGTGGAAACTTTAAATTACCAAGCGGGGGAGTCTGTAGAGGTCATTATTAGTGGTGGAGATGAACATGAGCTTGCAGAAGGTGTTGCTCAAATTACATTGACCGCTATTGTGCAAGCCGATGGGAAGGCCAAAATAATGAATGCTTTAAAAGATCATTCGGTAGAAATTTATGCTTCAGCTTAAGGATTGAAAATGGGACAAATACAAGCAACAGCAGGTAGTCAAAGTGCAAGGATTAAAGTTAATAGACCTAAATTTAATGATGTTTGGTCAAAGTATCCCGTGCATATGGATGCTCCAAGTGTTTATAAATTAGTAGGTGGTAATGCCTATGAACTCTTTAAAGTAAATCCTGCTGATTATGCAAATGCGTGTGCTCTTCGTTTAAGCCGGTCATTCAATTATGGCGGAGTAACTATAACGAAAGGGGGGCCAGGTTATAAAGTAAAAGGTGGTGATGATAAAAATTATTTGTTACGCGTAAAAGATATGATTTCTTTTGTGAAGGCTAATTTTGGTAGCCCTGATGTTTCGGTAAAAGCGAATGGAAAAGACGTATCAGAAAATTTTAAAGGGAAGAATGGAATTCTTATATTTACGGTATCAGGTTGGGGCAATGCATCGGGGCATGTAACTCTTTGGAATGGCTCGGATTGTGGTGATCATTGCTATTTTACGCATCCAGGCAGACCCGATGTACAAACAATTGATGTGTTTTTTTGGGAGTTGAAATGATTAAGAGGCTGATAGTTATCATCTTATTTATTTACCCAGCAATGGCTATTTCAGCCACTAAAGTGACAGAGACGCGCAGCATTCTTAAGAAATGGGGACTTGCGTATTGTCTGAGCTCAAATGAGCAATTGAAAAAAGAGGCTGGGCTTGCTAGGGGAGGATACTTCCAACTTGGCAGCCATGATGATGAAGCCGCTTATGTAAAGGTGCGAGGGTATTTTGATGCGTATCTGAAAAAGAGTAGGCTTGTTGGTCAACAATCAGGGGAAGAGCTTACCGTCATGAAATGTTTGGATGCTTATGAAAGGCCGGACTATGACCGCCTCATTAAAGAGCAAGATCGTTATATAAGTCAGTAGTCCGTAATAAGCCCGCAATTGCGGGCTTATTTTGAGCCTGCATGTTGAGAAGAATCTGCCTCAGCCCCCAGCGCGCGCCCTCGTGACCCCGCCACGCCTGCCCACTTAACACGCTATTTTTTATGCACCTGCATGATGAAGGCTTAAGCCGCGCCAAATATGGGCCTATGCCGCAAAAAGTATGCCTATAAAAGCTTGCACTATTTGCGGGTTTCTTGCTGATTGTTGCAAGGGACACAATACCTTTTTTCAAGGGGGCGTAAGCCTACTCCTGTTTATGACTATTTTGAGGTGGAATTACTCATGGTTCGCCTTCTTTAAAGCTGCAGCAGAAGGGCAAGCTGGCGATGAGTCGAGCGGCGCTGGCTTGCCGCGCGATTGCCTTTCCAACTTCAATAGCCTCTTCATGAGTCGAATACGAGGCAATGAGCGCATCATTGTAGATGTGCATCTGCAGGCCATCTTGGGAATACGAACCGCTGACGACAAATGTGTTTCGATCTTGCTGCCAGACTTGGATCTCGATCCACTCGTGAAGCACGTGTGGTAGCGTGGGTAGGATCTTTGGATAGTTCATCATCGGCGTTCCTACGTGAGGCCTAACGTTTGGCTAAGAGGTGGGCTTTAGCCCGTCCCAGCGAGCGATTTGAACCAGTTGTTATGTTGCATGACGCGAACCAAGTAATACAGCTTCGAGATCGGCCGGGGCTACAGATGAGTTTCCAAGAGCATCTTTGCGCATGGCTGCCACCATGTTTGTGAAGGCACCGCACTGTTCATTTGTATTCATTGTCGCGCCGAGTCGCTCAAATTTTGCAAATGCAGAAATCACAGCCGGTGCACCGTAAAGTGAAATTCTGCATTTGGAGTCAGAGGTTTTGGCTCTAAGTTGGCGGCCCTCTGCTGAATTTCTTTGGTGTCCGAGATTTGCATGTTCACTTACGCACTGTAGGTAGTCGGCGTATGCCTTTGCCCTTAAGTCACGTTGATGTTTTTTGTTATCGAGGTGCCGAGAGAACAGAAACTGTAATACTGCGCCTACTACTAAACCGATAAGAGAGAATATGCCGGTACTCACTGAACCTCCTTTGCAACATAACGTTTGACATAAGGGGTGGCTTTAGCAGGCCCCGCTTGATGGATGGGCCAGGGTTAAAGTTCACTAATTGCTTGGCTGGGTGATATGTCATTACCAGATACATCAGTTAGTGGAAAAATCTGTTTACATGGTTTGCAATAATAGCCTTTTCCCGATGCCCCGTAGTCACTGTAGCCTGCAACAGGTTTTTGGCATGCTGGACAATGAGGGTTTTTTTTACTGTCCCAGTAAATGCCATATTTCAAATTAAAGTCTGGTTTTTTAGATGCCACATATATGAGGACTGCCAAAATTAAATTTATTGCTAATGAAGCCAGAAAAAGAGACAGCAATGTTTGATTGGAAAGTTTACTTTCAATTAGCGGTAAAACTATAGGGGAAAGTTCTTTTGCGGCAAAAACAAGCAAGACGGATACTGAAGCAATAGCTGCTTCGGCTATATGCTCCATCATTTTTTCGGAAAGCTTGTTTATTAAGTGCATAGCGACCCTAGCGCCGAGTTCAGCGGCAGTTTTTAAGTTGTGGTTTTATGGAATACTTTTGCGCAGAAAAACCATAAAACCGCGACTTAAACGGAAGCAATGGGTTCCTTTCCCCTCAATATCATGATTTGTTTGTTGTTCGTATGAGATGTAGTAGTTTTGTATTGTATGTTTGGTCATATGTATATTTTTTGCTAAGACCTAACGTTTGGTTAAGGAGAGGCTTTATCCCGTGTTAGTGAGCGGAGCAAACGATTTGAACCATTTGTTATGTAATTACAACCGTGCTTTTCCTGACGACTGCTGCCCTTGAATTGGTTCTGCTCGACGATATAGTGCCAAAAGAATTTTTAACTGTATAAGGTCATTGCCGTTTGTGATTTTTTGTATTGCGTTTATTTGCTCAGGGCGTAATTTGAATTCGGAATATAAGCGCTTAATTGATTGCTGTATAAATGCGATATCGTCTTGCATTAATTTTGATTCGGCTTCTTGAACTTTGATTTGGCCTAACCTTCTGCTGTGATAACTTTTTACTATTGTATCGTATGTTTTGTTGAGAGCTAAAGCTGATGCACATAGTGCGCTAACTAAAATACTTACATCTGAGGCGATGGCTATAGCACCACTAAGCTCAATAAATCCAGGTGAAGCATACTGAATTTTGTTTACTTGAAGACGGTACTCATCTGGAGTTAAGCCGTAGGAACCTTTGAAGAAATTAACAACACTGTAACCACCGCCCCATGGGTAGGTGGAGAAATTCAGCCCGACATACATTCCTTCATCTACACACTTGAGAACATAGAAAAAGCTGTATAGCTGAACGTACTGTTTGGTGAATACTGAAAGATCTTGTAGCTCCCAGCATTTATCCAGCTTTATTTCAATTTTCCCAATGTCCAT